ATGGTATGCATAGGTGGCATAGGTGGTGGCGGCATTGGCAGAGCCGGCAGCATAGGCGGCAGCATAGGCGGCAGCATAGGCGGCAGCATAGGCGGCAGCATCGGTGGTGGCGTAGTGGACGACATAGACGGCACTTTCATGCCTTTTAATCTCTAATACTTGGGCATTTGTCAAGTTATTAAAATCATTAACTGTTTTAAGGTAGTTGATGCAATCACTAAAACGTTTATCTTTTGGATATTCTTTTTCAAATATATACATAACACTGTCAGCACAAAAAATTGCCCACTTAACAGCTTGATTTTGGGTTAATACCCTTTTTGCAACCCAGGTTTTATCTTCATAGCTAATATTTGGTAAGTCCATGAATTCGCTAAGACTACCGTTAAACTCACCGTGATGCCTTAGATAATTCTCATATCTATCAACACAAGGCTCTAGGATTTTCAATACGTCTTTATTGATTTGCATAAAGCTTCCCTGGTTGTTGATCTTAACCCATTATTACATATAATGCTAAGCTTGTCAAGGTAAATCCCAATAGCTCAATTTTTCAGTCCTTACCTCGAATGATTACAGTATCTTACTCGGATTCGCATTCTTGCTCGAAAAAATCCCACGCTTTATCAATTTCAGATTCTTCATAGAACACGTCGTCAACTTCAACATATTCGGCGGTGTAATCATTAAACCCGCATCTATATGCAGTAGGATCGACATTTCTCAATATATCACTAGGATCATAGGCGCAACCGCCTACTTTATAAGGCTCGTGGCATTCATCAAGCATTGCATCGAATGCTTGTTCCATTTCCTTCTCACTACGCCCGGTAACGTTTTCCTCCAAGAATTCCAAAAACGCCTTATTTTTTAAATCATAGCTGCTCATATAAAATCCCTTGGTTAATGCTCTTACCTCATAATACACTAGATAAGGAAGCTTGTCAAGCTAAAATTCTTTTGTAACAAATAGAAAACTTATCAGTCTCATTTAAAAGTGTATTACGTATCTTCTGGTGTACCAGCTAACAAGTGGTGCCTGTTCGCCGGTGTTGGTTAAACGATGAGTACCACTATTATCGCATCTACTAGAACTATACTAGGAGACGTGCGGTTGTATGAAACGGTTACACGCTGTGAACAACTATTAAACAATTTGTAAAACTGGTAAATACACCAGAGTAAATGGTGTAACTGTTTGATATTGTAGAGTAATTTATTAGAGAGAAGAATGGTAAGGATTCACACTTGTAAAAACAAGCACTTACGTAACATTATAACATAGATGTGTTACTATGACGTTTTTTCTGTTAATAGTGTTTTTTTTGATTCACGGCATAGCTTCGCTCTACCTAGGAATTTCCTAAGTACACTATGCAGGAGATCTTGTCAAATATAATGCAATTAGTGCTACATTTAAGCCAAATACTTGAAATCATTCAATAACAATATACTCGAAGGCAATCTTACATTGCAAGAAGTAGCCCTATTGCCGCTAATTGCCTTATTTTCCATTACACCATAACTATTGATTTCAGTATTATAGTTGACAAGCCTGGTCTTATATGTAATAATGGGTTAAGAGTAAAACGCAGGAGACACTTTATGCAGATTAATAAAGAAGTACTGAAAAGCCTAAATCCTTGTGCTGATAGATATAAGCATTTTCTAAAACACAATGCTAGCTTTGATGGAAGCCTTAGTGAATTCCTAGACTTACCTAATCTTGCTTACTCTGATAAAGTTTGGGTTGCAGAAAAGGTGTTAACCCAAAATCAAGCCGTTAGCTGGGCAACTCTTTGTGCTGAAAGTGTAGTTCATATGTTTGAAGCTAAGAATACAGACGACAAGATTCTTAACAATTGCATCAATTTCCTCAAGACTATTAATGATTTTGATAACTTGACTGATACTGAAAGAGAGGAGATTGAAAAGCACAGGGATATTATTGGAGACTGTTGTACCGCCCGAGCTTCCCGCTCCGCTGTCCGTGCCAACTATTATGCCCTCTATGCCGTCTATGCCGCCAATGCCCTCTATGCTGTCTGTGCTGCCGTCCGCTTGATCGCCGATGCCGCATACAATGCCGTCCGCTGTGCCAACTATGCCACTAGTGCCGCCCACTATGCCGCCAACCCTACCACTTATTCTGTCAGCGATTCTACTAAAAATGCCGCTCAACAAAATCAAGAAGAACTCAACATTCAATTTCTTAAGCAAGTGATTAGTTTATAGTTGACAAGCCTGGCCCTATATGCAACAATGGGTTAAGAGCAACAACACAGGAGACACTTTATGCAAATTAACAAAGAATTCTTGAGAAGCCTAGAGCCTTGCGCTAGCAGGTATGAGAATTATCTAGAGCATCACGCTGAGTTTAACGGTAGTTTTATCGAATTCCTGGACTTACCTAATCTTGAGTACGCCGATAAAATTTGGGTTACCAAAAATGTATTAACTAAACACCAAGCTATTAACTGGTCAATACTTTGTGTCGAAAGTGTTGTGCATATTTTTGAAGCAAAGTATCCAGATGATAGATACATTAGTAATTGTATTCGATACCTTAAAACAGTTAAGGATTTCAATAGTTTGACCGATGCTCAAGTATTGGAGATTGAAAGGCATGAAGCGATCTACCGCACTGCCAGCAATACCCCTATTCACTACTATAATACCCATGCAGTCCGTGCTACCTCCGATGCTGCCTATTATGCCATCCGGGCCGCCTGTGCTGTTCGTACTTCTGAAGCTGTTTCCTATGCCACCCTTGCTGCCTTCCATGCCACCGAAGCCACCTTTGCCGATGAAGATGCTTTCTATGCCTCTAATGCTGCCCGTTCTGCCAAGCAAAAACAGAAAGAGCTTAACATTCAGTTTCTTAAACAAGTAACTAGTGTTTGAAAAGGACTCCATATGCAGATCAATAAAGAAGTACTGAAAAGCCTAAATCCTTGCTTTGATAGGTATGAACATTTCCTAGAGAATAACGCTAATTTTGATGGAAGCTTTAATGATTTCCTAGACTTAACTAATCTTGACTATGATGATAAAACTTGGGTTGCAGAAAAGATTTTAACCCAAAACCAAGCTGTGATTTGGTCTGTTCTTTGTGCTGAAAGCGTATTACATATTTTTGAGAAAAAATACCCAAAAGATAAACGCCCTAGAGATTGCATCAATTTTCTTAAAACAGTTAAGGATTTTAATAACTTGAACGATATTGAAAAGTCGGAGATTAAAAGACACTTAGATATTATTCAAGTCAGCTATGCCACCGATTGCGTCGCCTATGCCGCCACCGCTGTCCACTATGCCACCTATAATTCCGCCCGAGCTGCCTCTGGTGCCGCCAACTATGCCATACATACTGCCAACAATGCCGCCTATAGTGCCGCCTATGCTGCCAGAAATGCCGGTGAAGATGTCAGCGCTGCCGGGAATAACCAGCAAGCTCTTAACATTCAGTTTCTTAAGCAAGTGACTAGCTTGTAGTGTTTTATTAACTTTTTAAAAACCACTTGCTTTAATAAACATTTTAGATTATAATTTAACAATGCATCAATATCTGATGCCATTTTATGAGGTGTGCGTGATTAATGTAACCAATCTTAAAAAGCTACGCAACTATTTGGAAAAGCATGTAACGCAAGATAAATTTGATATGGGAGATTTTCGTAGCAAAACTCTTGATGTAGACACATCTTGTAGTTTTACTACTAAAAATATATGCGGTACCATCGGTTGCGCCCTTGGTTGGGCACCATTTGTTAAGGGATTGGAACCCGAACCAGTTGAATTTTATCCAGGTGGATTTTTCGGTATACCAGAGTTATGTTTTTTTCATATTCCGAACGCCTTTTTAATATTGCAGACGGTAATGATACTTGGAATTTCCTATTTAGTAATGAGTGGAAAGACTATGATAACAGTGTAGAAGGTGTGGTTGCCAGGATGGATATCATTATTAAAACCCCTGACTTGTTTGAGGTATAACTAAAGGGTAGATGCGAGAGCTAGCCGCTGTTATGAAATCAAAATGCCTACCGTTTAAAAACTATTTGAAATTACACTACTTTTTCTTGAACAATACCGCATTCTGTAGTGTAGATAACTCGCCTTATTCCTGATCGCTTAATAAGGTCCTGGCAATAAATACATGGCTTACTAATGGCCATTTCACCGTTTTTGTTTTCACGATATACGTAGATATCACAACCCCTGATTTCCCTAAAACCTGCGTTAACAATTGCAGATGCTTCAGCGTGTAGATCCTCATATGGAGTATTGCTGCGGGTATGAGTTTTTATCGAATTATACCCTCTGGACACTTCTCTAGATCCGTTTGCAATTACCGCGCCTATGCGCGCTTTTGAGTGAGTACTAAGCTTTGACATTTTTTGAGCTAATTTAATAAACTTTATCTTCATATTTTATTTTTTAGTTAACCCCTAACACTACCAGTCGTACAGCTCTTTTTCTTTTTCTTCTTGATGTTTTTTAAGATTTACTTGTAGGGCGGCGTATTTAACCATAACCGATCTGTATTCGGAAAGCAATTCGGCCGGTACTTCAATGCCCATTTCATCTAAATATGCTTCACCGAACATTTCCAATGTTTCTGATTCATCCCTTAGCCTATAGGTGAAAATATCATCAAGGCTAATTGTTACTTTTTCATATGCTATATCCCCATGGTTTGCGCCAGGAAACGCAAGTAATATCACGTCTCCGTTGAATAAACATTAACACAGTGTGACACTGGAATCAACTAACATTTGAACTATCTGGAATTACCGGATAGTTGCTCCAAATACCTTGAATTTATTAACAATTTTAAGCATATCTTCATACATTAAACCATGGCTTGTTTCGGTCTGGATCAAATGGTCACTTAAATGCAACATATCCGAGTCATCGTCTAAAATAACAAAATTCTTAACATCTGTATGCAAATCCAACCAACCCTGTATTTCATGGCCCCGTTCGATACCCCTATCGGAGCCTTTAGGGGTAACCCCTATAACAGATTCCTTGGGAATCCCTACACAATTTAATAGTTTCCTTAGTTCCCCCAAAGAGCTTGAGATTCTCCATGTAGATGATATTACTATTTTAATATCGGGGATAAGTTCCATTAAAAATTGAAGATTAGAGCTTGCAATTGGGCAGAGGTTTTTATATGGACGCTTGCCCTGTCTTTTGTAGTACCTAGCTGACTGCTTAGAGTTTAAAACGCCATCTATATCCAGGAATAACACTTTCACCATAAAACCTATTATAGCTTGCTTTCGCTAATTCCGCTATCTTTTTCATTAACAGTTAAGGGGCCGTAGACTATTTGATAATCACCGATGGACATCGATAACCTCATGAATTTACTAATCATCATGTTAATTCGATTATTTAGACTTACCCCTTTAAACTCGTCTGAAATAATTTCAATAAGAAAAACATCATCTTCCTCTAAAAACACCTCAATCCTTTCATATTTGAAACCCTTAAGGGCAGCTTGAGCAGATTTAAGAAACTGTTCACTGGTCACTGGTCACTCCCTTGAGTTCTTTCTTATTTACACTTGTCCATTTGCCGATCCCATCCCCAGAAACAATTTCAGCCGTAAAAAAAAGCCCGTTGTCGGTTTTATAAGCCTTGACTAATTTAACAATGTAGCTCTTTCCAATCACTTTGTATTTAGGAAAGTCTTTAATGAAATGTCTGTTGATTTTCATACAAACTCCTCCAATTCTGGCTTAATTTTTCTAACAGTTCCATATGATGGCCCGGAGAAGATATAGGATTCATATTTATCAAGCAAATCACAAAACATTCCGCCCTCACTGTTTGCTACTTTTTTAAGCAAATCCAGCTCTTTCTGGCCACTAGTGTTAACCCTTGAATCGTCTGAGTAATGAAAATACCAGTCGTGCGAATTTAGTAGCTTGTAGAATTCTTTAATAGTCATAAATCCCCCTCAACCTGTTTCCTAAGTACATAGTATCACAAAAAAAGTTGTGAGTCAATAAAGATTATTTTTATAGATCGTTAAAACTACTCGGTAGGCTCTTTTTTTAATTCCACCTTGGGCTCTTCTTTAGCCTTAACCTCAACATCATCTAGTTTAGAAAACTCAAATGAATTTTTAAATGAGGAATTAAAATACTTTCCGATTGACTCTGATTTTAGCAGAGATTCGAAATCCTGCATAGATGTTTTGTCATAAGAATACAAAGTGCCGTTTTTGAACTTTACGTATGTTACGTTACTTTTAAAACCAACCAGCTCTATGTTGGAAGAAACAACTTTTTTAATGATATCTAGCGTGATTACTTTTTTCATTTGATAACTCCTGAGATTATTAAAACACCCAAAAGGCCGACACTGAGTGCTATGTTAGTTTGTGCTAATACCATCCCTAGCCTGTAAATAAATCTTGTCTTATGATCGGGGATTAACTTAATAACATAAACCGAGAAAAGTCCCGTAATAGATCCTAAGACTGCTATAAAAATCTGATTGTTCATACCTCCTCATCCTCAAATATCATGTTTATCGGGCTTACTTTCATTCTATCCTGTTCTGGTTTTTTTTCAACTACTTTTTCAACTACTTTTTTATTTTTTACATTAAGTGTTCGTTTTTGTTCAATTATGTAGCTATCAGCTATTTCCTGATTTTCCCTTTCATTTTGTTCGGCTAGTTCCGGCAAATATTCTTCACAAGCAATATCGTAAATTTGATTGTAGTTTACCTTCTCTAGGTTTGATTCGTAGTAATGCAGTAAAACCGAATCCCAGGTAATTTTATCGCCGTTCATAACTTCATTTAGTGGCATGTGAAAAGTAGAGGAAAACCACCGGCATACTTTTCTAAAAAAACCCATGTCGGAATATTCCAAAGCTTCTGAAATGGCTTCGGTTTGTGCAAAAGTGTACTCTGTATAAACTTTAGACATTATTCATCCAAATCTACTTCCATTACATTTTCTGGGGAAACCTCTTCAGCAATACCAGCTTCTTCTTTTTTAATCTTTTTCTTACGAATTGCGCTGGCTAGTCTTTTTTGAGTGGCTTCGAGTCGCTCTTGTTGCTTAACTTTAAACCTTTCTTCTGCGTCAATTGCCATATTAATTAGCTCGATAATTATGTTGTAATCTAGATGGCCTCCATCAATTTCTCGATTTTTGTAGAAATCGGGAGAAGCAACAACTCTAAACTTGAGTTCAGACAGGGCAAACGACGCATTCTGGGCCTCTTTTGACGCTAGGTGAGGGTTTGTACTGCCTAAAAGCTCACGACGCTTAGAATCGGCTCTAATGCGGTCAAAAGGGCTTAGGACGCATTTAAAACTAAAACGGCCAATAAATGTTTCTCCAGAACTTTCGCCAATTCCTGAATAATCTGTAGATGCAATAGATCCCTCAAAAGTAAAGTCGGACATTTTATTTCTCCATTCGGTCGTTTAAAGGGCTTTATAGCCGTTTTAAAGGCTTTTTTGTATTTACCTAACATCTCTACCGCAAAAACATTCCAAATAGCTTTAAACGGCATTTAAAGGGTTTTGGTGGGCTATTCCAACACCGTTGGCTTTTGCTTTTTACAAAACCAGCTCATTTTCATTAAAAGTCTATTTAAAAAGAAAAAACTAGCATTTTAATAATACCACAGACTTTGGCACCACTTGAGTTATTCTTTTTGTTTCTACCAGAGAATTGATAATTCTGTGTGTTCTAAAAAATAAAAATTGTTTTTTGATATATCTTGTTAACTTCTCTCTTCTAACCTCTACCCTCTCCCTTCTATCTTCTACTCTCTACCCTCTGTGTCTCACTTATCCGTCTCATTATCCGTCTCATCTTAAAAATATCAACAATACTCTATACTTAGGTTACCTGTTTTATAAAACATTTCCCCTCTAAAAAAATCGTTTTTTTTCACAAAAAATGATACGGCATGTTTTTTTTTATTTTTTCCACGTTTTTTAGTGTTTAATTTTTTACTTGAAAGTCGCTTTTAATGAGACGGATGATAAAGTGGTAATATAGTGCAATAGGGGTAAAATGATTGATTTAGACAGAATTCAAGAAAAAGGACATACATTTAGAGTTGTATTGAAAAACACTAAAGAGATAAGTCAGATAGATATTGACTCACTAGCGGAGTGGGGTTATATGTTTAGACAGTACAATATATGTAAAGAAAAGAAGCTAGAAGCTGTAACTAAAAACGTATGTTCTGTACTGAATTCAATACTTTATCAGCGTAGGGTGGTTTTTGTTTTAACCAGGGAATCGGTAAAAAATATAGTATCTTCCGATAAGAATTGGAAAACAAGGGTAGGGTTTAGAAACGAAAATTATAGGAAAATTATAGGATTGTTGTGTAAAAACAACATAATAGAGGAGATAGTCTTTCCAGAAAATAAGTCAAAGAAGACTATGGTTTTTAAGGTTATAGAGCCTTTTTTTCTTAGTTTGTTACAGGTAGATGCTGAAAAACAAATGAGTGAAGTATTGTTTTTTATAGACAGGAAATCTAAAGAAAATAATAAAACAGAAAAAGACCATAAAACAATCGAAGGTCTAACCATGAAGGAAAGGATAAAGGAAAGGATGAATAAAACTCTAAAGGAGGAGTTTGAAAATGAACGAAAAAAATAAAGCAGATCCAGAAAAAGTCTTTACGCACTGGAAGAATTCCGTAAATAAAGAGTTGGGTAAAAGCAGGTATACTCAAAAGGACAGGGAGGAACCTCTAGCTGAGCTATGTGAGCAGTTTTTTATCTATAAGATAGATTATGAAGTTGCCCAAACATTCGGTAAAAAAGTCCTGGAATTTATGGTCACAAACGAAGGACGTAAGGGACAGGGCAAATATAAAGGTTGGAGCAAGAGCATAATTGACGAGTTTGAATCTAATCTATTTGAGTATTACAGGGAAACCCTAAACCTAGACACTAGAGAGGTAGTAAAATACGAAGCAAGGGGCAAAGAAACCTACGGTACCGTTAGATACATGGACAGGCAATCTCTAATAGTCGCCTGGTCTAAAATGAAGTTTGATGAAAATTGGACTGAAGCTATTTGTCTAGAATGTCACAAAGTGGGAAGCTCTTTAAATGATATGTTTGCTGCGGAAGTTTATTCTGCCTCCTGGGCTATTAACGGAACTGAAAGGCCCTATTGGGCTAAAAACGCATACTAAAAAAAGGACAATTAAATGCTAGAAAAACTACTAAACCTAAAAAAAACCAGCAAGATTTTATTTTATCTACTAATTCCTCTAGTGGTGGCGGCTGCAATCATGAAACTGATCATGCAGTTTAACCTATATGGAGCAAAAAAAGACCTAGATAAAGCTGAAAAAAAAGATACCCTGCTAAAGACTGAGCAAGAAGAGCTTCAAGCAAAAGCCTCTATTCACATCAAACAAGCAAAAGAACATAATTCTAAAGCAAAAGAACATGAGAAAAATGCGGAAAGTGAAGAAGTGGATCTTAACTGGAACAAGAAAAAATAGGGGTTTTATGAAAAAATTAGTGCTATGTTTTTTAATTTCAACACAATCATTTGCAAGCTGCAATTGGGAAACAGACATTAAAAAGCTTGGAGGCTCTTATGTGTATACAGAGGGTTGTTTCCTAGAGAGTGGTCGATTGGTTAATAAAAACAAAGAGTTACAGTCTGCTATTGCTGAATACAAAAAAGAAGCAGAATCTTTAGGCAAAACCATTGAATTCAAAGACTTGGCGATTGCTAAATCAGAAGAAAGGGTTAATAATTTCAGGGAAGAGTCATACAATCAATATGATAGGTTGTTGAAACAAGAAAAAATGTCTAGGGCCAATGATTACCTATACTTTGGTGCTGGTATTATTGTTACAGCTCTTGCGGTGTGGGGGGCTGGACAGTTGGGAAGATAAGTGCTATACTGAAAATAGACCTATAAAAATTTTGGAGTTTTATGAAAAAAATCATCTGTCTTATCCTTGTATCTGTGGTAACAATGTCGTGCGGAAAACGAAGGACTTATTTTGTCTTGGGAACACCAGGAGTCACTGGACAAAACGGAGTTAGTGCTGGTCTAGACATTGAAGATCTTCAAGCTGGCTCACCATGTTCTACTGGTGGTCTAAGGCTAACATCATTTCGTGACACTAATGATAACGGATTGCTTGAATCTGGCGAATCAGTCGTTGCTATCAAAACAGTGTGTAACGGAGTCGCAGGTCAAGATGGGGCAAGTGCATCGGTTACCGTTCAGTCTGTAGCCGCTGGTTTTGATTGCCCCACCGGAGGTTATACAATCACATCTAGCAGTTCTCAAACGGTCGCGCTTCTTTGTAATGGTTTGAACGGAGCTAACGGCGCTCAAGGTATTGCAGGAGTACAGGGTATTCCAGGACTTCAAGGCCCCGCTGGTCCACAAGGACCTAATGGTAACAATGGTAACAATGGCTCTCAAGGTGCTCAAGGTGCTCAAGGTGCTCAAGGCAATAACGGATCTAACGGCTCTAATGGAAGTGCAGGTACTAGCGTTACCCCGGTAAAGTTTTGCTCTAATGACAACACTTCTTTCCCGGAATACGGACTAATGGTAGGAGACAAGCTGTTTGCTGTGTATTGGGGTACAACTCCCGGATCACCTAACGCAAAACAAGCCTTTCTAGCTCTGATCACTCCTGGCAATTACCAGTCAACTGGTGGAAATAACTGTAGCTTTACTATCAACTAGTAATTGGGCCAAGGATGGCTATTCTTTTTCTTCTTTAGAGATAGTTACTTTTTTACCGCCCAACCCGATCGATCTAGAAAAATACAGACCTGCGGTTAACATAAACAATTGCAGAGTGTTATCTACGTCCATGCCATCTACAATCTTTGCAAATTTATTAATCAAAGCAAGTAGACATAGGGTAAACGATATAAGCATCATCGTTAAACTAACACTGGGCCCGCCCTTGCTCTCGTCTCTTATCATAAAAACAGGGACACCGCTTATCTGCCACTCTTTCATTTTTTTCTGGATTTTTTCGTATAAATCATTCATTTTGTAACCCGTTATTAAGTTTTAAAAAAATATCCTTAGGCGTCAGCAAATTAAAATCTTTATCAAAAACATAACCAATAGATTCAAGAACTTCTCCAACTGCCTCTGAACAGTTTTTACCGCTCTTAAAGGGGTTATTTTTGAGTTTAAACCTATCTGCAATCACTAGCCCTATATTTTGCCAAAAACCGTATTCTAGCCCCGCGCTATCTATGCAATAATTAATCAAAGCCCTGTGTTGAGAATCTTCTACTTCAATACTAAAGGATTTTACTGTTACGGCGTGCGCGCTCCAAAGCTTAGCCCCCATGAATCTGGTACCCGATCTACCCACCGATTCATAGATTAGCTCTCTTTCTTTACCCTCAAACTTAATATAAACATGGCTGTATTCGGTACCCATGTAATATCTGATTGCAAGACTACCTATTTTAAATTTTGAGCTTGGTTTGGAAAACCCTACTGTTATTTTTTTCATGGTTTTTAATTACCTATAGGTGAATTTGAATTTTGGCTATCCAGTTGTCAATGTTTTCTTGAGTTACAATACCCGATGGTGTTTTTTGTTGAAGGCTGTAAATTGCCGTTGGAAATGCTCCCTGGGAAAGTCTAATAATAACGTCAGAATATTCTTCAAACATAGCGTTTGATTGGGAAACCGTCATTCCAGTTAAAGTATTGTCCGCATATAGCTCTGTCAAAAGATCAGCGGACACCTTTTGGTACGACAATATTTTTGCTACTATCATCTGTTTAATTGTAATCGCGTGTTGGGCGTCTGGAACTACCTTGTTTCCATCCAGGAGCCATCCAACTTGAGGTGTGATGATAAAATCAGTTACGTCTACGATTGATTCGTAATTCTTAGAAATTCCTTGAAAATCTTCATCTTCAATTTCCTTAATCACAACTACTTTATAATTTTGTATAAGTGCATATTTTTTCATAAATTACCCTTTATTCGTCTAACTTAGTTAAATCTAAAAATTCCACTTCTTTTTTAAGTCTGATAAAACTTCCGTATAGCCCAATATGGTTGAAATAGTAAAAATCATCATATTTTTTATTAACTCTTTCAATTCTTACTTCTAATTTGAAAGAAACTTCACCAGTAATATCGGAGGGAGACATGGAGTTTTCAGGAATTACAAGTGAAAAACTACCGTTAGGCAGAGGTGTTCCGCTGCCAGAAAAAAGAAGTGTTTCTGTCCAGTTGTCATCGATGCTTATGGAATAAACCTTAAAATCACAGGTCCCTATCGTTTTTGTTTTATTGTTCTTATATAGACCGGCTATAACCTGTATTCCGTCAAAAGTTTCAGAATTGAACTTCATCCAACTTTTTATTTTATAATCACTTTCATTACAACCCCTATGTGTGGTCTTTGTCATTAAAGAATTGTAATTACAAGAAGGAGTGACTACAGTCTTATTTTTAAAACATAGTTTTAATGGCTGTACATAGTTGTTATTGACTGTAGATTTAACCCTTCTTGAAGCCATTATTCTGCTACCGTAATGCCTACGGCCCCTTTTTTAGGTTGCGAATCGACATCAACTGTGAATAAAACGACGTAATGAGTTAAGTCTAGAATAGAAGAAGCTGAAACTGGAGTCATTTTAAAAACACCATTTGCGTCTGAAACAAGACCACTTTGAGAAATTCCGGTCGTCACACCATCTTTATCATAAATTGTAAAGGATGCTGTTCCAAGACCGGAGTTTATTTGCTGCCCATCTTTTGCCATCCACAAAGAGCACTGAAGCTGGTTAGACGCATTTATAGAAAAGATAGCCCGTGGTTCGTAATTAATGGCTCCTAATTTTTCAGAAATTCCCGAAATAGGTAGGTAATTATGTCTCATAGAAGAATCAGCAATAATACTTACCTTTATTGTGTAAAAATTATCTGTTAAATCTAAAAGAGACGCGATAGGTGTTATGGAAAATTGCCCGTTTGCGTCAGGGGCTATGCCACTTTCAGACATTCCAGCTACTAAGTCTGAATTTTTATCGTAGATAACATAGGAGGCTGTCCCTAATCTAAAAACATCTGTAATTATGTCATTGTTTATTGACGCCCAAACGCTACCTATAAAATTTTCGTTCTCGTCTATCGTGAATATTCCTCCAACTTCATACCCCAATGATCCAGAAGATGATATGCCAGAAGATTCTATATCCAGGAATGCTAGGTTATTATCTCTATTGCCTACAGCGTCAACAGCTTTAACGCCTATGTAATAGACTACACCTGAGCTAAGCAGCACGCTGTTAGGAAGAGTAAAAATATCAAACTGTAATTTATCCGTAATAACAACGATGTTAGACTGATAAAAAAGATTAATAGAATCTCCTGCCTTTATGTATACTTCGTACCTTATAGGAGCAGAGGCGTCTGTCGCTGTACCCCATGTTGCCCTTATTTGCCCTAGTGGTTGTAACGAAAGAGATACTATTCCAGAAAAAATTGGAAGAGTTAGATCCACAATACATGCTTGAGATGTACCTTGATACGCCCTGGATATAGGGTATATTAATGGATTGTCTACTGGAGAGGAAGTGCCCTGGTAGGCACTTCCATACGCAAATATATTTGGCATATTAACTATCTCTCAAGGCTGGTCTAATGTCTACTCCCGGAGGTGATGTAAACGTGTAACGAACTAGCGTGCCGACTACGTTTGGAATAGTCCCAAGAGATAGCCAAGTAGCTCCTTCATCATCGGAGTACTGGAAATTGGCGGGATTGCTTGTAATGGTTTGATTAAGCAATAGATTTCCATCTAAGTCGTAAGATCTAAAACGAAGGGTGCTTGGAATTGAGCTGCCATATGCAAACTTTAGTCTAAATGCTACTCTAGTTGGGGAAAGACTGCTTGAGCTATCATGTGAGTATTCCCAGTTGTCTGAGATGTCGTCGTTAGATTCTGTAACAATAACAATATCAGATATTTGAGATGCTGTTTGAGATGTAACCTTAAGTATGTTCCAGGTAATTTTTAGTTGTATTTGTGTAGGGATAACTAACGAACTCAATTCAGTTTTATCATAAAGTACCCAACCACCGGTTGCGGAACCAAAGCCACTGGTTCTATAATAAATAGAATATGTATCTGTAAAGGCTCCTAGTTTATCAATAACAGAAACTGCCTTTAGTATACTGTTTGGTGTGTCCATTACTTTAGTGATGACACTATCTCTACCAACTCTTTCATCAATTGACATGTCTAAAGAAACAAACCCTCTTTGACCAATGGTAGTTCCCACCATAATGGCAATCCCGTCACCAATATTAAAACCAGATACAGTTGTTAGCCCAAATCTAACCGATCCAAAGGTATTTGACATAGCCTCATAATAAGAATTATTTGTTCTCCCACCTTTAAACTGGTATTCATTGTTTACCAGCCTCTTACCGTAATATAAGGTGGCAGCATAGTTGGTAAAAGATATGTTTGATATAATAACAAACAAATCCAAAGTGTTGGAAAATTGACAAAATGCAACAGTAGGTAGTGTTACCTCGTTCAAACTACCTAAAACATTTGAAGTAGTTAGTGAAGTCCACGATGTTGCGGCACTTGTTAAATCACTAAGTTTACCCATGTATAGGTTAGTGGTAGTACCAAAAGCCGCACAACCATTGCCTACCAGGGCACCATAAGATACGTGCTGAGGATTTGCGTAGTTTTCACCGTTATTGGCCAGTAGTACACCGACTAGTGGGGTCAAGTTACCAGTTTTTGTAACAAAATTGCTCCCAGTAGTACCAAATGCCCTGCCAATTACGTGTACTCCAGCTTGCGAACCAACCGTGCTTATGGAAGCACCGACGGAGGTAGTGGACATTTCAAAAGTATCTGATGTAATATTTCTTGCAAAGTAAACAGTGTTGGTGATCAATCCCGTATAAGATCCGGTAGTTTTAAATAAGATTGGATCGCTATTTAAAAAACCGTGGGCTGTTAGTGTGAATACTCCTGGCGCGGCGTTTGTGCCTGTAATTGCAGATTCTGTAAAAGTAGGCGCTATTGACGTATCATAGACATAGTATTGATGTGTGGCTGCTGTGCCGTTATGTACATAGGCTTTATTATTGGCTTGATCTAAAAGCATACCCACAGAGGCTATGTTTAATTGACCTACTCCAATATTAGCCGGATCTTGCAGAAAATATTTAGCTTTTTGGTCATCACCGGTGGCTGGCGCAATTGAAACAGCTCCTAACGGAGTAAAGTCGGCTAAATCAATTTTGTTTAGAAGACTAATCCCACCGTTAATAAGCACTGCATTGGTATAGCTAAAAAATACTTTCCAACCAGTGGTACCAGTATCCAATATCTCTAGTCCACGAAAAGAAGTGGTTGTAGTAATATCTGGAGAGGAAATGATCAACTTTCCGACATAAGTAAGAGTTCCCAATTTAATGTTATTGTTATATAGAATTAAAGCTACTGAACCGGCTATTGGGGTTCCCATAGCAAATACCCTAACAATATCCCCTGTTTCTACGGTAGATAGGAAGGTTACTCCAGAAGGAATAACAGAAGACTCCACAAGTACATCTGCAAAATGTGGAACAGAGGGGCCTAGCGACGGACTTCCAAACACTGTTCTCTCAGAAACCCTTCCAAAAACTGTAGTTTTTGTTTGATCATAAGTGGTCACGACACTTTCTAGTAAATTTAAATTTTTATATCCCATCTGATACTCCTTAAACGATAACCCAAGTTATTGAGTCTCTTCTGTATTTATTACTAATTAAGCTATAAGCAATGTTTTTAGAGGCTATAGTTCCCGGAAATGTCGGGCTGCTATATTCTATTTTTGTAATTCTTTCATTTTTATTTCCAAAATCAACATAAGTAACAGCTTGCACCCTATCGTGTGAGGCTAATATTTGATTTTTAATGTTATTAACAAAACCGTATTTTGTTGAATCTTTTTGCCCGTTTAGTGTTCCAACGGTCATTATATTGTCAGGATTTGTAGCCTCTGTCATGGCCTCTATTGCCAAATTATCTAATTTAGTATCTATAGAATTTAAAGCAACAATTTGTGTATCTTGTTTTGCTTCAGTAGCCGCCCCTGCTGGAAACAGCACAACACCAACGTTTATAGATCCGTCTGGGTTTATTGCTAATTCGTTTGTTCCATTACCTATCCTGACACTATCTGCAACATCTCCAGCGTTGGGGACATTGTTTTGATGAGACAATTGAACTTCAAGTTCTGCGTTTACCGTCCCAATACTGATAGATCCGTCGGATAACCTAACAGATAGTGGGTTTTCTGTGCTGTAAAAGTTACCAAATTCGTCTACACTTATAACTCGCCTGGCTACTACAGGCTCCTGCTCATAAGTGTAAAACCCCTGGTCATCCTTAGGTACTACCACTTTTCTCTGCTCTTCTGCAGAAATAGTGGCAGAATCGGTAATTAAAAAATTACTTAAGTCTATTCGAGAGTTTATGTTTTTATCTCTAGGACCTACAAGGATTGTAGTTTCAGATATGACTTTTTTGACTTCTAGTATTACAGAAGAAACTAAAGAGCTTTCTATTTTTACGTATTGCTTTACTCTAAATCCAGAAGCAGTAGATAGGATAATAGATCCGTCTGCTCCACCATTTTGAATAAATAAACGTGTTGGAACTGCATTCCAACTGCGCTCTATAGCCATAAAACCCCTGTAACACTACCCTTAGTGTCCCAAGTAAAAGATTGTAATTTAAGGGATTGTTAGATTAGCCCCAACACCTTAGCTATTGTAGCTAAGATACCGATAATACTGGCTATTAGTGCTGACCATTTTACAGATGATTTAAGCCAGTAGTCCTTGGCTTTAACAGGTACTTCTAGGGCTGATATTCTATCAGAGTGACCGATGTTGCTTTTGGAGCCATTTACGATTTTTTCTAAGCTAGTAGAGCGCATCTCATGTAATTCAACGGTTTTAGTGAGGCGTTCTAGTAACAGGTTGTTTTTGTTGAGGTTTTCTTTAAAATAGCCCAACTCTTTAGAGTTACCAACAGATGTGGCGTGGTGTTCTGATAATGAATTTCTAAGCTCTTTTTGATCTTCTCTAACTTCCTTAAGTAGATCAAATATTTGTTCATTTTTCATAACACTACCGTGATATATGGCTTAAGGAAGAGTGGCAGCTCCACCTTCAGACTGAGGTCCAGACTCATCTGTAGCGTTAGTTCCCATGTAAGTTACAGAGATACGGCCGGTAGCCTTACCCTGAGCGCCTGTCCCGTAGCTGATAGGGATACAGTTTTCCACAGTCATAACTGGAGCAGAACCGGCAGGAGATTGCCTATCGGTCATAGCTAGGGTGATTGACTCTAGATTCAAAAGATCTTGAAGCTTGGGGAATTTTGGTAGAATGTGTCCACCGTTTCCAATGATCCTAAATCCTGAGCAATTAACTGTCACAGCTTCATAAGAAGTGGGGGTAATTTCTTGGGGCCCAAATCGACCTAGGGTGTGGATAGCCTCTGCACCGATATTTACCGAATAATTACATGAATCAAACAAACCCACGAGTACGTTGTCTACATATACAAGGGCCCGAGCACCATTAAAAACTTTTGACTTAGCCATATAAACTCCTAATTACTTATTATTGTGATGCGCTAGAGCTGATTTGAGAAATTTTCAAATCAAGAATTCCGAAATAAAGCCCTGTAGCTAGTTTATATTCAACGTAAACATAAATGGCAGGCCCTTGAATTTCGATCTTTGCATTCTTATAACCAGCGGGTGCATCGTCAGATGTGCCAATCAATTTCTGTTTCTTGTAAACATCCATTTTAGAGGCTAGGAAGGATAGACCAGTGCTAGCGTCAACATCGGCAAGTGATTGACCGATAAACGCTCTCTGGAAGCTATCGTTAAGGTCCAGGGCTACTAGGTTTGATGTATAAACAGCCTGTAGTGAGTTATAGACGAAGTTTTCGTCAAAACCGTAGGTAGTTTGATCGCTTACCCACTTATTACCAAAGGTGTCTTTTTCAAGGAAAAGCCCGCCAGCGGTTAGTGCATCGTCAACATCTCCAGGACTTCCAGAATCAAAACCGCTTGGGTCTTCAAAGGAAATTACGTTGGCGTATTTGTTAACAATGTTCTTATAGAAACCAGCAGTCTGCATACCAACGGCAATACAGGCAGTGTGCCAAGGTTGAAAGCTAACAATCGCTCCAAAACCGTCAACTTGTGAAGATTTTTGGAAACATAGAGTAAACAATCCACCACCTAGTTGTGCCATTGCGTCTTTAGCTTCAGAATAAGTTCCCCAAAAGGAACAAGCGCCTTGGCGTGGTTTCTTGATATGTGGATCAACCATCTTTAAACAGTGATTCTTAACCAATGCGTTTATTGCGGCAATAGTATAAGTAGAGCCAGAATCGGTTAAACCATCAGTAATGTCTGAAGATGCGTTCCTTGAGAACAGTGGCAATACAAAGTTGATATCAACGGTTTCACAGATATTTACTGCACCGACAACATCGGCGGCCAATGTTGCGCCCCTTAGTCCACCGACTAGATAGTTAACAGATGCTGTTTCGTCAGGTAGTCCGGCAGTCGCTGTAGCTTCAAAATCAAGCCTAGAAGCATTCAACATGCCAGTTTCAAAATTAGCCAATGAACGCTTAACTTTGCCAGGTGTAATGTCAGAATCAGTGCTGGCAATACCCAAAGCAATGACTTGATCTAAATCAAAGGGAGAAGATTGAGTGCTGTTTGAATTCACATCTGCAGAATAACCAGTCTGGCTATTGATGAAGTCTGAAAGGTCTTTAACAGTAGGGTAGTTAGATAGTTGTAGTGAAAGGTTAGCACCGGAGCCACCAGTTACGGTAGTGCTCAAGGAAGTGGCGCTAATGGTCATTACAGCAGTAGTTCCTTCGTAACCGATTCCGAAAGCAACAGCGGCTTCAGAAACGAAAGACTCATTTAGATTGATATCACTACGCTTGATATCAATCTGAGACTTGGGTTCGGCAGAGGAGGTATAAAGACCTGCATCAAAACCAAGGGCGGCTAGGTCGCCTAGAGTACTGTCTATTAGCTCAAAAGCCTTAGAATAACCCTTGCGATTAGCAAGACTATCTAGGTCTGACTCGATGCGAATAGTATTGGCGGCAGTCCCAGCTACGCAGCTAAGACCAGCGGGCAATGCGGCATCAATAAGAGCGATAACTTCGCTCCTGGTGTCGTAATCAGTTGAAGCGCCAGTAAAGACGTTAATTGCAATTGACGCTCCACCCTGTACTCTAACTGCAAACTCAACACCAGTCAAGGCAACATCGTAGCCTGGAATTACACTGCCCTCATGGGCTGCGCCGGTTTCATCTTGAACAGAGGTTACTTGGTAAAAGTATTTATTACCGTCAGTACCGTAATTCTTATCTGTAAGAGAGCCGTAAGAGTTAGCAATTGTATGGGTGGCCTGAGTACCACCGTTAGTTTTAACGATGAAGATCCTATTTGCTGAACCTGTAATGTTGGCGTCAGAAGAGGGGTTTGATAGGGCTCTAAATGCATCTACGATAGGGCCTGAGGTGTATTTATCAATAACCCTGTCCAACTGGTCTGGAGAGAAGGAGTTGTCCTTGAGGGTTTCTTCAGTGTATTTTGCTCCACCAGAAGATTCACCGATAATAACGATATTACCGCTAACTGCGACCCCTACTGGGTTAGATTTTACGCTTTGCTTGTAATAAAAGCCAGGTTTAGTGAAAGTCCCGAATGAAGTAGTTACTCTTTGTACCATATATATCTCCTATCTAAATTTTTCTATCGTAGACCAAAATGAAAAACACCGTCTTGGAATTTTTCTTTTTTGTCAAAACCAGCGGCTTTAAAATGAAGCCACATTACATTTTCAAGTTTCCCGTCTAACTCGTACTTAGTTTTTAGTTTTACAAAAAACTTACGAAACTCTTCCCTAGTGTCTTCTTTAACAGAGACTTGCTTTTGTTCATGAGCAAGCCTGCGCATTTCTTTAGCTTCTAGCAATGTGTTTTTTTCTTCTCTTTTAGCCATTATTTTTTCTCAACACCAAGGAATTGTTCAACTTTACTGGACTTATTCATTTCTTCAGACTTAGGAAGGCTGGGTTTCTTCATTCCTTTTTGTTCAGAAATAACACCTTTATGGTACTTTTTTGCGTCGTGTTCAATGTCTTTAGAGCTTCCTGGTAAAAGTTTTTTACCAACTTTTAGCGAATGCCCAACGTGAGAAACCCCTCCCTTTTCTGAAATGGGTTTATTTATTCCAATATCTTGACCATAAATCTTTTTGGAGATACTATGGTTCCCTCTTTCACTACGTGATTTCACCTTATCACTGTCGCTCTTACCTTCGTCAACAATGGCTTTCTTCATTTCCATCTTTTCAATGAACTTCTTAAGTGGCTTGACGCTTGCTGCTTCACTTTTCATGAAGGCTGGCTTTTTATTTTCTTTCTTAGGCTCTTCAGACTTTTCAGACTCTTCAGACTTTTCTTTTTCTTCGTGCATTTCGTCTTCGTGTTCGCCGACTTCTTCCTTAGCACTTTCTTCCATAGCTTGAGATTCGCCTTCGCTTACCTCGTCTTCTTCAGAATCACTACCGTCAGGGTTTTTCTTCTTGGGCTTGGAACTGATGCCAACGGTACCTTCAGCGGCTAGCTGTTCAGGACACTCAGCATCTTCAATGTTAGGCTCTTCGCCGCCTTCAATTTCGTGAGAAGTGTTGGCCTTACTTAAGTCTTTGTTTTCACATAGTTCTTGATACTTTTTAAGAGCAGCAACGGCCATCTCTTTAGCGGTGTAAAATTTTTCAGACATAGCATTTCCTCATAAGTTTCAATAGTGTAAAGATTAAGTTTTTCTTGTTTTTTCTATAAATTTCTTTAGCTTCTTGGTTCCCTTCTCTTCTTTCCATAAATTCTTTGTCTTGGAAGGCTTAACCCTGTGCTTTTCTTCTGCTATGTAGTCGGCATCCATGAAGTCATTAATTATGTGTTTTTCATCACTTAGACGTTTCTTAACCGACTTATACAGGCTTTTGGCTATTATTTTTAATTCTTGTTCTTTATATTTCATAGGTATAAGATTGTTTTAATTGTCTTTCTTAGTTCGCCAAACGCCGTTGTCTGCTTCGTCCGTATCTTCACTAGTATCAAGATTAGAGAGGATATTTAACCCTATGCTACCGTCTAGGGCCTCCCTGCAAGTAAAATCAATAGCTTCCACGACTCTATATGGGGTTTTTAGCCAACTTTCCTCTACTTGACCGGACAACACAACAAAACGTGAATAGACGTTGTCTGCACCAAAAGCATCGTTTTTGATCATGTCTGAAAATCTTAAGGAGCTTAGCTGGAAATTGTTGTACTCTAGCAAGCCCTCTCTATAGCGCAATAGGGCATATTTAACAATAGCAAAAAGGAATAGCAGTGTGGATGGATCACCATGGACATGGCATCCAATATTGAAGGTTTCCTGGGTTATAATTCCCTCTCTGCGGGCCCTGTACATTTGATATTTAGGGATAATAGCCAAACTATCAACATCCAGCTCTGTTCCTGGCTCTATTTTAAATGTAGTGCTGCTTTTTTTCTCTAGAATGACATACCCGTTACCTGTTTCTGGGTCTACTGCAATTTGGCCTTCTGAAATATACTTAGCCCCGTCAGTGTTGTTTGGTATTTTAACTATGCCGGTTGCTTGATTATAACTGACAACCTGAAAAGGCTTTACAATGTATGCAATGGGTTTTGATATGCTAGAGGGGTCTAATTCAATTACATCAATCGTAGCATCTCCGAGCGTAGTTAACGACTTATCCTCAAAACTTTCTCCCATGGAGATTGTAACACATGGAAATTGCTCAGAATCTTGTCTAAGTTTTTGAAAATAGTGAATTTTGTTGTTTGTTAGCCACTCCTTACACCTGTCAATTTCCTTCATGCCGAATTTACGTGAAAGGATAGGGTTTTCAATAAAATCAGATAGAATATCCTCGACTAGCCAAAGATTGTTTTTGAGATCATTAACAGCTAAGTCTATGATTTCTTTGATTAATGTTTCAGTAGTGCTTATCATATATTATTTACCGTTAAACTTTTCCATAATAGCTGGAAGAATTTTTGTTTCCCACTCGTACTCGGCCCAGGCTAAGGTCTTGATCATTAGGTGAGCGCCCTGCATTCCCGGATGTTCCCACTTACCTGTTCCGCGCATTGATTCGCTAATTATCCTAAAGGTTAGGGTATCTCTCTGTACTTTGCCTGTTTTCTTATCAATTCTCTGATAAATACTAACACCTTGCAATGGACTGTCTTTATGATTAGGCTTTAGCTTTGCTGATTCAACATTGAACCTTTTAACCAGCCCAAGCTTTGGGCTCCCATCGGCATTATTTTCAATCTTTTTGTAGTTTATGTTATTTTTCTTTAAATAGTCCCTAATCTGGTCTGTTAAGGCTTTGGCAGAAGTACTTTGTTGAGATGGAGGTTTAGAATGTTCAAAAGGAATAACGGCATAACGCTCTCCTTTTTTGTTCCTTTTGGAGGATTTGCCACTAAGAAGCTCTTCCTGGAAACCTGATTTTCTTCCATCTTCTATCCAAACAGCTTTTGCGTCTAGATTTACGATCCAAAGACCCTCTTCAAGCTGTTCGAATGTAATTGAATCTTTATATTTAGTTGATAGTGATCCAAGCTCAGTAGATGCCAATTCAAGCAATTTAGCATGTGTAGATGCGGCTAGTCCACCGGCAGCCTCTTTAACGGTTGTTTCTACTTCTTTTTTTAACTCAAGGAACTGACTGGTTATCGAAGAAACGTCAATTTCAAACTTTAAATTTGCCATTACCCCGCCGGTTTGGTGTGGTGATCGCCAGTGTCTGTAGATCCTGATTTAGCACCTGCCGCGTTATGGACTCTGTGTGTAGGTTTAGCCTTTACATTAGACATGTCTGGTTTTTTAGTCGTCGGCATATTCCTTTCGTCCATACCAGTGATACCCTTAGAGGTTTGACGCCAACTGCTTCTACCGCCAAGGCTAATAACCTTAGTCTTACCGTTTTTAGTAGCCCCAATGGGGACTGGCTTTTTGATGATTCGCTTGGTAGCAATCTTAGGCAAAGAAATCTTAGGCAAAGTAACATTAGGCAAAATACTCTTAGCCAAAGAGTCTTGCCTAATTACTTTTTTGAGGAAGACGCTTCCTCACTCTTAGGAAGGTTTGGCTTTTTTTGAGATTTTAAATCATCTAAGGCCCACTTACCAAATCTTTTTGCTGCATTTTTTTGTTCTTTAGCTACATCATGTAGACCGATTTTTTTGAATTTTGCTGCTCTTCTGACGTTTCTACCAGCGTCAGACTCTCCCTTATTTTTCATAGCGTCTTGCGATACAAGATTTGTATTTACACCCTTCTCTTGCTTATTCATTTCTTCATTTTTCATGAAGGCTGGCTTTTTATTTTCTTTCTTAGGTTCTTCGCTTTCTTCTTCCATCTCTTCAGTGGGCTCTTCAGACTCTTCTTCCATGCCTTCTTCCGTGCTTTCTTCCGTGCCTTCCTCACCTGAGAAGGGTTTGTCATAAGCAGAATCTTCGTCTTCCATAAGCATTTCTTCTTCGCCGGACATTTCCTGCTCAGGCATCTGCCCTTCATCTCCCATTTGATCCAAATCTTCTTCCATGCCTTCTTCAAGTTCAGGTGCAGGGTTTACACTAAGGCGCTTTGCCATTTCAATCATAGCGCGAAGCATCGTAATGGTAGCACTATAAAGACTTGGGTTTTGCTCCTTAGCCTGCTCTAGCATCTGTTGATTATCTTTAAAGGCAGAAAGAGAGTTCATGATATCTTGTTTTAGCTGATCGTCCATGCCTTCTTCAGACTGCTCTTCATCTTCAAAGCTATGACCTTCAGCCAAATCTTCCTGACTTAATTCTTGAATTGCTTGAGAAATTTCCTCTTCGTCCAGTTCCTCTTCGCCCATCTCCTGGCCTTCCATTTCCTGACCTTCCATTTCCTGATCTTCATCTCCACCCATGTTGGCGTGAATCATATCGCTAACCAAAGATGAGGCGTCTTCTTGATCGATATCGCCATCTCCGTCTTGATCACTAACTTCAGCAACGTCGTCGATATCTCCGTCGCCATCAACATCGGCAGCTACAAATTGTTTTAGCTTATCTTCAGGGCTTACAGATGCGTCTTCTTCTGACATCTGCCCTTCATCCATTAGACTTTCATCTGGCATTTGACTCTGTGTTGACTCGTCTGGTGAATTTTGAGCAATATTGTTGTTTTGAAACTCTTCATCAACGGGATAGCCTCCGGCCTGTCCTTCAGCCTGTCCTTCAGCCTGTCCTCCGGCCTGTCCTTCAGCGGAAACGATATCCTCTACTTGTTCAGAAGCTTCCTCGTCTGAATTGATATAATCCTCAATCATAGGATCGTATTGAACAACCTGATTCTTTTCGTTCATTTTACCGTAGATAAGGGCTTTGGCTGCCTCAGACATGCTATTGCCAACGCCAACGGTAGCTGTGTGTCCTGTCATTTGCTCGTATTGTTGACGAAGACCTTCAATAGTTTCTTCATTATAGGCTTCTGCAGGAATCTTACAAAGTGACTCGTCACCGCTGGAAACGATAACCATTCCTCCTACAGATTCTATCCACTCTTCAAAAGCCCGGTGGGCATCTTTAAGAGTGTTGCTCATTTGGCCAAGGCCTTCTTCATCATTAGAGGCTACTGCATTGCCAATGTTTTCGCCAATTTCGTCGCCGTTCAAATTTAAATAAACAAAACCCATATATACTCCAGTTACTTATTATTTTTTATAGTGTTTAGCAACATGTCTACATTATCGTTACTAAAATCCTTTGGAAACTTTAGCTTTATAGACCCGTCTTCTGTTTTCTTGATTTTGATGTTTTTATTAAAGAAATCACCATAACAGATACACAGGTTTATTGATTGCAACCCCTTATACAACTTAGTGCCACAATCAATACAGTCAATAGACTTACCTAAATCAACCTTTTCTTTACGTTTTTTTTCACGCCCTTCAAGGAATGTTTTTAGTTTACTTTTTTTGTCTGAATTCATAATATCATCACCAGAATCACTGACAACCTCTAAGTCGTCTACTTCTGGCTCTTCTCCGTCTTCTTCGCCGTCTTCTTCGCCGTCTTCTTGTTTTTCGTCTTCAGAATGTTCTTGCTGGCTGAAGTGGTCGTTTAAACGGTCGTTTATAATTTGCTGAATAGCATCTCTCTCACTTAGTTTTTTATCAACAACGCTTTGGATTAGTGAGTTTAGCTTAATCCTTTCGTCAATCATATCCTGCAAAGACGCAGAGTGCTCTTTGGGAGCTGGTTCGATGGTTTGGATATCGTAAAGCTCAAAGGTACTCATTAAAATTAAACCGATACCTGGTAGTGACCTGTATTTAAATTTATTTAAAATTATACCGTCTTTAATCACTTCACCGCTATAAACATCGTTTGATATCTTGTTAAGGCTCAATGTGGCGTTAACAAACGGAAGGACTAGCTTCGCTATACCTCTTTCTGGCAATGGCCTTAGATTGTGTATTAGCCAGCTTAGAATGGTCTTAGGCACAATCTGTAGTGCAATTTTAATCTCTTCTGGATCTAATGAAGTCTTACTGGACTCTTTATAAATACCCAAACTTCCTAGTTCGGATTTTTTAAACTCAGTGAAAAAGTCATCGCCAAGTAGTTTTTTGACCACTTCAACGCAAAGAATTTTATTCATTATCTGCGCTGTCCAAAGGTGCTGTCGTCTTCAACTAGAAACCCTGCCTCACTCACTGCGTTGTGATATTTACCAACACAAACTGTAGAGCCGCCAGTAACCGGAATTCCTGAAATAGTCGCCGATGCAACCAAAATCCACTCGGTAGCCGTAAAAGCGTGACCGATTTGGATATCAACGTTGGCAATGTAGATGTTTCCACCCTGTGTTACTATGTTTCCAATCCTATAAGAAGATGCGCCAGAAAAAGCGCGCCCAAGACATAGCATGTTATAGGAAGTAGCGGCGGCGTTCAGTTTTACCAAAGATCCGAATGGAACGATATCGCTAGCTGTGTAAGTACTCTTAATTACAGGTTCAACTGAAATATTTTTTTGAGCACCTACTGCGTGATTGAAAATAAGATTCTGGATATCGTCCGATACCCAATTATAGGAAGTGTTCCTCATCATTACATTTTTAGCGGCTTTAGTGCTCATATATACTCCAATTTACTAAAAGATTGCGTTTATTCGAAACTGCTTACGTTCACTTTTATTACGTTCCTGACAGGGTCAATGTTCTCTTCTGGTTTGGCTACAGTTCTCTCTGTTTTTGTCTCTTTACTGGAACTTACAGAGTCTCCGTTAACCCTATTATGGAAACAGTATTCCCTCTGAATAGTAATCTGGTATGGAAAACGTGTGTCTTTTCTTATTCCACCCTCTGTGGTCTTCCCTATCCTGACTTCATTTACAATTGACGTTATGTAGTAATAAGCGGCATATCTGTATCTAATCCCATAAACACGGCCCTTGCCGGTGTCAGGATCTATCCCTGGATTTTTAGCCCCGTCAATCCAGCGTATATTTCCGTCCTTAGATGTCGTAAAATCAAATCCGTACTTATATTCACGCCCTAGGGAGTCTATTATAAATTCAACGCAAGTAGCTGGAAACTGAAGGAAATCGTCTCCAAATGAGTTGTAGTTAACCTTTTGATAGTTAACCACGTCCTGCTCTTCCTGGGCTACTTCGGCGAAAAAGAGTCTATCGCCTGGAGCTAGGTGAATTCTCTCATTAGCGTGTTCTGGAGAGTCCTCTCTGTAGTACATGGGCAGGGTAACTCTAGCGTGAGAAGCGTCGAAAGTTCCACCCTCAATATCTGGCTTGCTTTTGTTGTTGGAGAGCATCACTCCATTGAAAATACCACACTTTTTATAAATAAAGCCGTTTTCTGATATAGTGTCTAGGGTTTCGCTGCGTCTGTAATCGCCACGGTCCTTTAGACCAATTGGAGATGGGATAGCCCTATAGTGTTGAAACGTAACACCGTGAGACGTAATGAGTTGATTCATCTTTTCGGTGTTAAAGCTAATCTGCTCCAATTCAAATGGAGACACGGGAAGTGTTATTAGTTGATTGCCCTTGGCAGGTACGTTACTCATCTTTCCTTACTAGCCAATAATTTCATGGTTTTCTTAATTGACTCTTTAATACTTTTCAACTCTGGTAAGCTATTGATTTCAATAGTTTTTAGACACATTTCAAGGGCAACATAAGATGCTTGAAGATCTAATTTCCTTATGAAATCATCTTCTTTCTTTTTATTGATTATTTTTGTAATCTCAACTAGATTGGTCATTGGTAATGCTCGTTGCACCTAGCTGTTTAGCCTTATCTGCAATGGTTTTTCCTAGTACATCTGAAACAAAACGATTGGGAGATATGAAATCTTTAAATTCGTATTTACTGATAACCAGTTGATTATCGGCTAGATAGGTTTCATATTTAGCAATGCTTATTCCATTTTTGCTGATAATGAAGTCTACTTCATTGGATTTGCTCAAAACATAAAGTTCAAATCCAGCTTTCTTGACCATTTCGGGTAGTGTGTGTGTTTTGTCTTCAACATCGTAGGACTGTTGCGACTCGGACTTACAAAGAGCAGCCTTAAAGGCGCTCCCATAAGCTTTTTCAATTTGATATTTTACGATTCCTGGATGAGCTGCAGCAGCCAATGCCTCTGGCTGTGAGTTAGGTCTTTTAAGGCCCAATCCAGCACAGAAACCACCCTTAGTGATAATTACCTTTACGTCTTGACCGTTTAGGGTACCTATTGTTTTGATTTCTTTGATTTCACTTTCTTGAATAACCATACACACCTCGTAGCTAAAAGATTGCTATTTTAAAGGTGTTTTTGCAATGATTATCTAGTCATTCCAATCACTTGTACTGTCTAGCCAGCTTGAAATTTCTTTTAATATATCGTCTTCAGGCTCTACCGAATCATCAATGCTATCTACCCAACTTGCAGCGTACTCTACACCGTATTTTAGGTTGTTCAAAAGGCGGCCCCTTCCCTCACTGTCTTTCATTAATTTTTTTTTGTTTTTTTCACAGGATGCGATTAACTTATTGAAACTATTAAGGTCTTTCTTTTTTAGGCGGTGCTTTGTGTTAGATTTTTTAATTTCAAGGTTTATAATGGTCTGAGTGAGTTCTTCCCAATTCATTTTTTTTGTTTTAGACATATTCCTCACATGAAACGCTCTACTAGCTTTTTATATTCCTGACAGGTTTTTCTATCTGTGTTACCCTTAAGTCCGCAATTATAACGGGTAAAGGCGTCCTCTTCGTGTTTGTACGTCTTAATAAACCAGCTAAGAACAATCGCTCCTGCCTCAACTGAGTATTCTACATCTGACAAGAGACGATTTATGTCAAACTTATAAAGCTCTACTGTTTTATAGTGAATCTGGCTGATTCCAAAATCACTGCAAACCCTTACTTCTATATCGCTAGAGATTGTGCTTACACCGGCAGGAGCCCTATATGGGGTTACAAAGCCTTTTTGACAATTCTTGGCGGCTACGTTGTATAGGCTTTCTTGGGCTAGAATTGCAGCAAACAGATTAGCAGGAATATTGTGCTTTTTGCTAACTTTCTTAATGATTTTAGCTAGTTGTTCTGCTTTTTCTTTTTTGATTGTATACTTACCACCCACTGTTTGTCCATTTTTCATAATCTGACAAACGATAGGCTTCTCATTACAGTCTATTGACCAACACAGGTTAGGGATAAGGCCAATAAGAATAATAACTGTTTTCATAACATCTCCCATGTTCTATATTACCACAGAACGGGAGTTATGTCTATTTTTCTTTAATATCAATAGGTTGGGTGTTGCTAAACTTAACCCTTGTAGCCTTTACGCCGTTTCTCCAGGCACCTAGTATTTTTTCATGATCCCCACCGAACTGTTGGTGAAGCCCCTCATAGTGTTTTCCAGATACATCTTGTCTGATTTCTGGGTTATGATTTATAAGTTCCTTAAACGCACTAGGACTTAGATTGTTTGTGTACCCGTATTTCTGATTCAATTCTGGGTCTGATTTAATAGACTGCTTATATACGACTGTGCTTAGTTCTTTACCGAATTTACCTAAAAACCATTTTTTGTCGTTTCGGCTGATAATTTCGTTTGCATCTACCTTAGCACTGTCATAAGCCTTTTCCGGCTCTGTTTTTTCAGAAACTACGGGGGCAGGCTGTCTAACTGGCGCTTTATACTGATTTCTGTCAAATACTTGGTCCATGCCAGAAGCAAGACCTAGTGCGATTACAGTGCCCTTAACGGCGTTGCCGATTTCGCCCTTATTCATGTCTGTTTTTGCAGCTATCTTTAAGTCTTCGTTAGACTGCTCAGAATGCCCGATATCCTTAGGCGTTAGGTTTTTAGCATATTGATACATGTTCTTATGGGCTTGTTTTATGTTTTTTATATGACTGTCAGCATCTTTATTCTTTAACTTAAATTGATCTCTAGTTTTAGGATCAGTCAATATATCCCTAGCGTGAGTTAAAACTTCTTCGTAATCGCCGCTCTTATAGCCTTTATCTTTGATGTGAGAGTTCAGTGCCTCCAACGTATTTTCTGGCAATTTTGAAACCATTTTAGATATTACGGTAGCAAACGCATCTTTACCGTATTTCTTCTTGATGGTGTGTAGGGTGTTGTGTAACCCTTCATGCTGTTTAGTTGCCTCTATTCTTTTACCTCTATACTCCAGTTCTTTAGGAGAGATTTCAGAATTATCCAGCTTTTTAGCTGAGGGTTTTCTAGGTAACTTAGGTCTATCAGGCTTGGATGTTCTATGCTTTAACCAGGCAGCGTGACCGTCCGATGTACCGGCTTGAGATGCTAGCTCTTTTTCTTTTTCTTTCCAGCCCAAATAGGAATCGTTATAGTCTCTGACTACTTTGTTTCTTTTTTCCATATGGTCTTTTAGTTTATCTAAATTATCCCCACTCGGCTTTTCAAAAGCAGACATTGCCTTGCCACCCACGGCAGCCGTCTTAGATCCTACACTAACACCCAGGTACCTTTTGCCAAGACTATTCTCGATTCTTTTAGATTCCCTGTCGATTGTAGATGTAGGTGTAGGTTTAGCGCCTCCTCCCTTATCGTTAAAATAAGAAATTACCGATTTTCTTGCAAATATTTTCTTTTGTCTAGGGGTTTCAACTACTTGCACTTCTGAGTCGGGTCTAGAGTTTGTTCCTAGCTTAGGGAATGTTATAGTAGGTTGAGACATTTTAGCTAGATCGTTCGTCTCTTTTTCACTTGCTGCTAGTTTATTTTTCTTAGATTCAACAAAAGTATTGGGTGTTCTTTCGTTAATTCTGCCGTCTAGACTAACGTCTTCAACTTCATTTGACATATTTCTCTTTATAGGACTGGAGAAGGTCAACCCGTGAGGTTTTACGATAACCTCGTGTTCTCCCTTAAACTTTGAATTTTTTATGCTAGAATCAGACTTTTTCTCTCCGATACTGCTTGGGATGTGGTGAATTTGATTTTCAGATATCCATGCGGATAAAACCTCTGGTTTTCTGGATCGATCATGGTTAGCACTGGTGTGTTGCTTAGCAAAACCATGTGCTATGTCGTAGCTAGGGCTCCAGGATGAATTTGCATCATGAGCACCTTTTTCTTTAACATCGTCGTGCTCAAAGGCTTCAACACCTCGATGCATTAGAAACATTCTTTCGCCTGTTTTGGGGTGTTTCCTAACTTCTGTCTTGCCGTGAAGCTTATGTATACCCCTTTTTAGGGCATTTTTATCGGAAATCTCTGGGATTTCATCCCTACCATCTCTTGTCTGTGTCCAGGTTTCTACGGAGTTTCTTTCTTTTTCTGGAACACTTCGTGGATCAAAGGGCATCTTTCTTTGCAGAGAACCTTTATTTAGGTCATTACTCATAGCTTCAGAGGCCGCTATTTTACCACCGGCTGACTTATGTTCTATAACGTGTCTTTTATTGAACATGTCTGACTCTTCTTTAGACTCTGCCTCTAGAGAGTTCTGATCAGCCGTTTGAGCGATAGAAACTTTAAAGTTGGGATCTTTGGAAACCTTTTTCCAGCTTCCGTCTTCTGAGCCACTTATTGCGCCGTCGCTTATGATTTTACCATGATGATATGCTGCTAGTTTTTTTAATCTAGATCCAAGCCCTTGAGATTGATGATCCTTATGTGTTCCTGTATATGCTGCGGTATAAACCTCCCCATGTTCTGGGTGATCGACTATGTGACCATCTAATACCGATATGTATTCCTTCTTAGGGTCTGGGTGTAGGGAGATCACATGGTAGGTCTGACTTCCTCTTGAGATTCTGTGATAGTATTTACCGTCTTTTTTAAGCTTGTATGTTTTTACGTTAGAGGGATTTTTGCCATTTACTTCTACGTCTGATAGTGCGCTAGAGAGTACATTTGTCTCAAACCCTTCATCTTGGTCTGCAATGATAGGTGTTTTAATTAAGTCAATTATCTCTGACTTTTCAACAGGTCGAAGCGGTTGCTTATTAAAATTCTTAAGGTTAGCTCTTTTACTTCCTTCTTCATGTGAATTTTCAGAAATACGCTGCCTCTCATTTATCCTAGAATCAACCAAGGAGGTTTTAGATTCTCCTGCTTTTGCGTGCATCAATGAATGAGGATTTACAATAACCTCATGCTCTCTTTTATAATTGGAAGAACCTTGCTTTTTAATATTTGAAGCACTGTTTAATATCTTTTTATACTGTTCAGGGGTATTATCTTGACTTGCGTAAAGATTCACGCTGTTTATATCAGTAGAAGCCCCGAATTGTTTAGGAATGTGGTGAATTTGACCTTCTGGTATCCAGGCAGAAGAGACGGTTCCTTCTATTATTTCTTCTTCTCCTTTTAAATCGCGATATTGATTGGCAAAATCTTCAGCTACAACACGGTTAGGAGTCCAAGAGCTTTTTTCACTACTTCCTGTTTTTTCATCGCTATGATGTCCGCGATGCAGTAGAAACATTCTTTCGCCTGTTTTGGGGTGTTTCCTAACTTCTGTCTTGCCGTGAAGACTACGCATAGCACGCTTACGTGCTGAGCCATCTATACGAGGAGTGTTTTCTCTAGGATATGTATACTTCTCTAGATTAACGTCTTTCCCACCCCACTGCCACCCCTCTGTTTTAACGTGATCTTCTAAAGATACGTCTGTTTTAGGGTCAAAGGGCATCTTTCTTTGCAGAGAGCCTTTATTTAGGTCGCTTTCTTTTTTCTTAAGTTTTTTAAAGGTTTTTTTATAGCTCATATATTAAAAATTAGAAACAAATCGTTTTTGGAAGAAAATGTTTTTAATACTGTTAATCATACGTTCACGTTCGGTGTGTAGAAATTCAATCCTGGCTTGATAAATTTGGGGACCACTGCTACCGGAACTTTGTCCCAAACCGTCCTGATTGAGTGACTGACTAGTGTAGGAGTTTAGATTCTGTCTTGCGCTTAATATATCAATTGCCGCAGTCATGCCGATAATTTCATTTATAACGACAGGTACATCTCCATCGTTTTTACAAAGTCCTGAAGTGTATTTTATGCGAAGCGCCTGCGGATGCCAGGGAGCGTCCAAAAAGCGCCAAAAGCCAACAAACCCTGAGCTTCCATTGAAATTATTATTACTTGCTCCACCGAAAAATGTTCCATATGGAGTTATGTTAATCTGTCCTCTATGCGCCAATCCCATTGCAATGAATTTAGCCGGGATTTTGTAGAAAAGAGGGTCATTTTGGTCTGCGTTGATAAAACCTAGCTCTTCTACACTGATAACAGGACGGCGATTTACCACAGTGTGAATGGAATTTTTATAAAGGCGATCATCATATGGCATTGTTTCCTGGAACTGAGTGCGAGTGAAAACAAGATTAGTCATCAGCTCCATCTTATTGATAGCCCTCATGATTTCGTCTTTAAGTTCTTCGTCTGTGTAGGCAGGCAAGGGAACACCCTTCAGGTAACGGCTAATGAGCTGAGGTGGAGTCAGTAGAGGCTCTATCCTAGATAGGAGATTGCTGGTTTCAACAGATTGAACCGGATAGGCGTTGTTTATAATTGATTTTGAGTCGGTAAAATCAGCCACTTAACACCCGCCTTGATTTAGGCTTTGTACAGAAATTGCTTGTTTGATGATAAAGGTTTTAGACACTGAGTCTTCTGTAACTGTAATTTTCAAATTGCCGGTGCTTGGAGTCTGTACGTTTGTCAGGCTGAATTTCCAAATAGACTTATCACCCGCAAACGGCTGACTACCAATAATGGAGAATTGTTCAGAATCATCAATGCTATCAAAATAAGCTGAAACAGAAATAACTGCAGCCTGTGATATGTACCTGTTTGGTGTACTTACAGAAGAGGTTGACTGAAAGGGCCCCACTGGTTGGTAGGTTGTTTCGGAGATAGACCAATCCAGGTTTACAAGTTGAATGTAAAGATCGTTGGAGTTTCCTTCTTGAATATAGGCCTGTCCTACCCATTGGAAGTGATTTACATCGATTACATTTTTTAAGACTTTAGCATTTAAACGCATATTTATCCCTATTTTAAGTAAAAGATTGCTTTTATGGTAGTATAACACATGGGCCAATTAAACGTAATCTGTATAGATGGAATAAGCGGAGTGGGTAAGTCCAGTCAAACTGGGCTTTTGTATAACCTATTGAAATCTCACAATATTGAGTGCTTTAAGGTAAACTTTAGCTCATCAAACAGTGAAGACATTATGGTTAATATTCTAGATATTCAGTCTTTACTTCGTCTTCACAAAGACGGAATCGTAATATGTGAGGGTAGCATTGCCTCTCACATAGTCCGAGACATAGTAGACAACACACATCAAGACGAACTGTTTAAAAAATACAACGAATTAATTAGGATATACAGGGAACTAAACTCTAACTATAACATTTCTAACATAATTCTTAATCCGCTAAACATGGAATTCTGCAAAAAAAGACTGTATGATAGGGATAAGCTTAATGGCACTAAAACTGAATTTAATCATGAAAGGAATAGCGCCACATCACTTGGCTTGAGTAGGTTTAACAACAACGTCCTATCTTTCAACATGGATTTTGAATCTATCAATATTAACGGAAAAGAAAACATGCTTCAGGTTCATAATAAAATTATAGACTTAATAGCAAAAAAATATCAAATTAAGAGTCCGTGTTGACATTCCCTTAAATCTGGGTTAGAATAGAAATACAGGGGGTGTTTATGTTTAGGATCAAGTTTAATTCCAAGGGGTTGTACGAGTTTCACACTATTGGTGGTGCCTGGGAAGGCCAACTATCTGATATTGTTAAAAAAGCATGTCAAGCAGGAATGGATGCAGAAGAAGTGCATTTGGCTATTCAAAACATGGCGTCTAACGGAAATGTTGTTGCTGAATTCGGTGGTGGTGGTTGTTTTCTTTACAGCCACGACGGCGAAGAAGCCGCTTAATTGTCCATCCAGTATTGAAGAAGAGTGTTATATTCAATGGGTACATGTAGCTCGTCCATAACTGTGGACGGGTCTACATACTCTAAGTGTTTGAATTCTTTATCTGGATCGTTAGACGTATCAACTTGTTGTTCTGGATCTACTGTAACTTCAAATAGATAGATCATTACCTTACCGTCTTTGCCGCCCATTTTAACCTTGACTAGCTTTACGGTCTTAGGATCTAGGCCAGTCTCTTCCTTAACCTCTCTAACACAGCTCTCATATGGGCATTCACCTCTTTCGCAATGCCCGCCAGGTTGTGACATCAAGCCATTATCTGACCTTCGCCCCATGAGAATATCTTGCTTCCAGTCCTGAATAAGGGCTATTGCTACTCTTTTCATTCTAATAGCTTTTTTTCAAGCTTAAGTTGTTGTAAATAGGCATATGTTTTAGCGATTGCTAAGGCTTCGTTTTTATTAAGCTTACGAGCATGGTCATACCCAGCCATTATGCTAGCGGCAAACCACGCCAACATGGCTCCCTCATCGTTCTCTAATCCTGGGTTTTTCTCTTTAATTTTCATGAATTCTTCAGACCAAATCCTGGCGTCAAAGGTATTACACAGCTCTACTTCTTTCTCTTTTCTCATAAGAAAATCAAGAATCTCTTCTTTTTTGCTAAAATTATCCCACGCCTCACTGGCTAGGTGTTTTAGTATTTTCTCTTTAGATAAGGGCTCCAGACCTGCAAGGCTACCGGGAGCACAGCTTTTAGCGATTGCCTTACGCATGTTGCTTACATATGGATCGTTTTTCCAGGTATTTGGGTTGTTGTATATGTCCGCACCTGTTTTTGGCTTGGGTTTTGTATACGGAAATTTATCACCGGCTATTGCGCCATTCTTTGGACGTGGATTTGTAGATTTTGTGGTTGGCTCTTTTACTCTAGTAACCATTTTCATGGATAGTTCGGCTTTTTTGATACCAATAGAGTTTAAGTATTCGGAATTAATGATTTCAACAGCAATTTGCTCGGTTTTAAGCATACTGGCTGTGAATTTAGACAGGATTTCTTGGGCTTGTTTTGAAGATGTTTTAGGAAGGTCTTTGGGAGGAACCACTAGCTTTTCAGCAACACAAGTGTGATTGCATGGAAAATTGGTAATAGTAACCTTTCTGGCTATACACGCCGCCACCTTTTCTCCTACGTTTTTACCCAAACGAGAGCCTTCAATAGAGAAAAACACTGTCTGGCGAACTTTTTCATTGTCTAGCTCTTCGTCAAAATCCAACATAGCAACAATATCTTTCGCTCCAGAGTGTCCAAAATTGTCAAAAAGAGAGCATATAAGGTACAAAAATGGCATTCCTACTTTTTTCCAGTAATACTTTTCGCGACTGTTTGAGCATTCTTTTTCTTCAAATATTTTTTTAGCAAATAAGATCTTACCAACAACATTGGTTGAAGTTTTGGTAAGCTCATGATCCCAAGTTACAGTTCCAGTTACGGCTAGAGTGCTAATGTCCATTCCTGCTAGGTCAACACGTTCGCCGCTTGAATCAAGAGCTACCGAGCTTGCTATTCCGTCAATTAATGTTGCTTTATTTTTTTCTTTTGACATGATTTTCCTGTTAACAAATGCGTAATGTAAAGATTGCCTTTTGCTATACACCTTCTAAGTTGTTATTTTTAAATAAAAGATTATAACAAAACATGCAAATAACTAGGTGATATCGTTGATAAGTTATACAGAATGACTATCTTTACCCCTATATTGTTTAAAAACCAGCGGTTAGGCTGGTTTGTATTTTTGGAGGATACAATGGCTTATAAATCGACAGCTAAATCAGAAAGTTGGGCTCGCGACCTTAAAGAAGCTCTTCAGTTCCGTGGTTTCGAAGTTTCTCAGAGTTCTGACGCTTCAGGTATGCCCAAGCTAACTTTGAATACCGATGAGGCCTCCTTGGCTTTTGACGTTGTTTCTGCAATTTCCAAAGACGTGTTTGGAAATGACCTAAATGCTCTAACCCCTCACACCCTTGCTTTTGCATCGCGTGACGATGGTATGACCACTCTTAAGATTTGTCAAATTATGCAAGAAGCCGCAAAGCTTGGAATTGACCTAATCGTAAAGAATCACGCTACCGTTCTTGCTACTGCTGAAGCTGCATCTGGTACCAAGGTTCAAGTAAGTGTTCGTTGGCCAACTAAAGCTCAGTAATTCTAACCACTAACCCTTAACCATAAGGATAATATGAAATTCAATGAAAGCGACATGGCGAAATTGATTTCGGAAGTGGAAACAGAATTTCACGCACATTTGGCTAAAACTGAAAAGAAAGAAGAAACAGTGCTGGCTAAATCTGAAGAAGTTGACGCTACCGAAAAAGAACAGAAAGCGACAGAGGTTGCTTACGATCAAGAAGACATTGCTGAAATGAACGAAATGTACAGTTCAATGAGCAAGTCTGAAGTTACTGCACACTACGAAGCTATTTGTGGATTGTTCGTTAAAGAAGAAACAGAAATTAAAAAGTCTGAAGATTCCAGTGAATCAGTCCTTCTTAAGTCTGAACTTTTCAAAAAAGAAGAAGAGACCGATCTTCTTAAGTCTGAATTGGCTACCATCAAGACCCAACTTGAAGGTTCCTCTAAGGAAAACGAAGAGCTTAAAAAGAACGTAGAAAAACTAGTTGGAGCAATGGGTAAATTCATTTCTGCACCTAAGCGTAAAGCAGTAACTAGCCTTGAAGGTGTTGGTTTTATCAAGAAATCTGAAGCCGAAACCGCTCCCGAAAAGGAAGTTAATCTTTCTCATGACCAAATCATCAAGAAACTTACTGAAAAAGTACGTTCTGGTGATCTCAAGAAAGGTGAAGACGAACTTATTAACCAATTTTGTTACCGTAAGATCGGTGTCGAAAAAATTAAACATCTATTATAGGAGGATGTAATGCAAGCAATTAACGATCTAGTAAAGGCCTTGGAAGCTGGCGGTTATGATTCCGCTCCTACTTCCTTGACTCAACATTCTGCACTACAGATTGAGAATCTCTCTCCTGTTATGGAGAACCTCTGTATCAGCGACAAGCACATTAAGCTTCAAAAACTTTTGAAGACTGAAGATGCTAAGACTATGTTGGTGCAATTCAATCGCCAACTTTCCTACGGCAAAATGCGTAGGAGTGCTCAATTCCAAAACGGAATTGGCGAAGAGCAAACTTCTAAGTATGCCCGTGTTGGTGTGCCCATGGCATTCTACGCACAATATCGTCGTGTTGGCCTAGCTGCTAACATGGTAGCTACCTTTGACGGTGTTTCTGCTGAAGACCGTTCTGAGCGCGATGCAGCTATCTCCCTAGCATCTGACATGGAATTCGATTCTTTCCGTGGACAAGATGACTATTCAAACGCTGGTGTTTTTGATGGAAATCCCGCTCTTCAGGCCGAAATGCCCGGTATGCGTGGTGTTTTCGCTCAAATCCGCGAGTCTGACTCCATCGCCACCACCCAAGACGCTATGTTTGCAGCCTACGGCTCCAATCAGTCGGTTACTCTCGGTGTTAACGGTGTTCTTACTCAGTCTTATGTTGAAGACGGAGCTGTTAAGTCTGCCATGCAACACGGCGATGCCGACAAGTTGATGACCGATCCTATCAGTCTTTCTCAGTACAACAAGATTGCCCACGCTAAAGAGCGTATCAATCTTGCTGGTTCTGCTCAAGAAGCTACTGGTGCAAATCTACGCACCCAGTGGACTTCTAACGGTGTCGTTACTCTGGATTCCTCACGCTTCCTAGCTGGCAAGACCCAGCCCGATGAAGCTTCGAACGCTTTGGCTGCTGCCTCTGCCACTCCTACTTCGCCAGTTAACGCTTCCTCCATCCTTGCTGCTGGTACTTATAACTACTACGTTACTGCTGAAAACATTCGTGGCGAAGGCCCAAAGAGTGCTGACTACAGTGTTGCCGTAGCTGCTGGCGATGCTGGTGTTTTGACCATTACCCAGGTTTCTGGTGCTGCTCTTTATAACGTTTATCGTTCTGAATCTGGCGGTAACTCAGCTTCTTCTAAGTTCATCGGCCGCGTTAAGGATTCTGGCGCTGGTACTACCGTATTTACCGACTTGGGTAACCGTAGCCCCGGCTCTGTTACTGCAGTACTACTACAGTCTGAAACCTGTAGCTTTGCTCAGCTTGCTCCTTATCAGAAAATCAAGCTTCCTATGAACGATTTGTCACTCCCCGAGTGTCACTTTTCTTTCAAGTGCTTGATCTCCAAGCAGCCCCGCAAGAACGTGATCTTTGAGAACATCAACGGTCAACTCTAGTCCTTAAGTTTCTAAAAAACACTTAATAAGAAAGGCTACTTCGGTAGCCTTTTTTATTTCCTTTTTATGAAAGGATGCTGCTTCCATTTCTAGTCAACTGTAAAATCTATGGTATTATCTAGCATGGGAAATGAACGTAAGTGCATTTATCTAGATTTACAGGCAAGACACACGGGTAAGGCATTGAAATGTAACGATAGTGACTTACTACACAATTGGGCTAACAGCTCACCATGCAGTCCCGAGTACGCTGCGTATAAGGAAGGTAAGGAAACCACAGAGATTGAAATCAAGGCTAACAGGGCATTTAAAATGCTTGAATTAGCCCGCATTGAACTTAAGTTTTGGGGAGACGAGTTGATTAAAATTCAAGCACTTATACGAGAGCAATACGAAACTGAGGAAAAACAGATACTTGAAAAGATTGAAAAAACAGTCAAAAACAGACAGGAAGACGCCGCCTATGCTGAAAAAGAAATAATGGATATTGATTTTGACAAGGTTTTAGAAAAAAGGAAGCAGGCTAGTAATAAAAAAGAGAATCTTTAATATACCTCTTCTCCATGGTCGGATCGTGAGTAGTCCTGTATAAATGAAAAAGGAACAGCTATGATTTGTAGATATGATAAATATTTATCTAATTTGTTTCTCCATGAGAGTAAAAGGGAATGGAGTGACATTAATAAAAAAAACAATCTTTTTGATAGCAATGAGTTTTACCTAAAAGAAAAAAGTTGCTTTAGCGGTACAGACTTGAGAAGAGAAAAACTGAACAGTCTTGAGCATAAGATTAGTAAAAGAAGAACAAAAATTAAGGGATAAAAATGTTAAAAACAGGTAAATTCAAAGTTATAAAAGTAACTAGACTGGAAGATTTGGCTGGTGGTTACGAGGTAGAGATACCAGAATCAGACTTGTCTGTTCAGACTGAAAAGGAATTGATCCAGTTTGAGTTTTTAGAAGAAGAAAAAGACAGGGAAAAGTATAAAGTCAAACCAGGATGTTTCTGTATAGTTAATACATCTTTAGGTATTGCACTGGATAAGCTTGAACTTAAAAACTATAATCTATTAAAGACAATTGACAACACTAGCCAGATAATCGAGGAAGGCAACAATTTTTTCAATAGACTTCATGTATATAAAGAGCTTAAAAGAGAACCTAAGCGTGCTTTGTTGCTATGTTCCCCACCAGGAGTTGGGAAGTCTAGTGCAATCAACGAAGTAGCCAAAACTTTCCTAAAAATGCCAGGAACGTGCGTAATTATTTGGGACACCTCCTCAATTGATGCTTCAGATGTTAATAATTTCTTTCAGCTTGATTCTAATTTTAAAGATGTCGAAAAACTTATTCTGATTATTGAAGACATCGGGGGGTCTTCCTCAGATGGGCATGAGGGATCTACAAGGCGTTCCAGCTCTAGCCTACTTAATCTATTGGACGGAGTAGGAACTTCTTTCTCTAGCGTTCCCACTTTCATCATAGGGACTACCAATAATCCAGAAAGATCTGTGGGTGCTCTAATTGACCGCCCCGGTAGGTTTGACAGGGTGATTGAAATGAAAACACCAAGTGCTAAGGAATGTGCGGAACTTCTTGGCTTTATCCTTGAAAAGGATGTGTTATCTGAAGAAGAAGCCGCATCTGCCACCCTTGCTGCCTCAAATGAATTTTCAATCGCCCATTTGCAAGAAATCGTAGTCAGATCTAAAATTGACAACATTACCGTTAAACAGGCTACTGAACAGCTTGTTGAACATAAGAAAAGATTTAAAGAATCGTTTAGTAAGAAACCTTCACGTAACCTGGGGTTAAGCTGATATATGGAGGATATACGTGACGACTGAATGGGAATGCTGCACCTGTCCTAAATACAAAGCAAGTAAACATGAGGAGCTATGTCTCTTTAGCAAATACGACCCAAATCCCAAAAAAAGAGAAGAAGGTAGTAGGGATACTACATATTGTGAAGAGTGTTTTAACAAGAAATCACGGGAGCTGGAGTAATAACGTGGTATTATAGGTAATATATCAGGAGAAACCATGACCCGTAAAGTAAAAACTTCACCTAAAATATTCTCTTCAGACCCGGAATTCTTAGAAAGCTTGATTTTGAGGGTTACAAAAAGAGTTAGCGAAATTGTAGGATCTACACTAGGTCCTGGCGGCAAGTGTGTACTTATTGAAAGTGATCTACCCAATATTCCCAGTTCTAACACTAAGGACGGGATGACAGTTTTCAAATCATTAGGCGCTTTTGATGCCTATGAGCATCTTATACTTAATCAACTAATGGGCTCTGCAATCAAAGTAGCTGGAGAGGCTGGAGATGGAACTACCACTTGTTCTATCCTGCTAAGCAGCTTTATCCAAAACCTATTTGCTTACTGCAAAAAATATCCCAAAAATAGCCCACAGAAAGTGGCTAGAACCATCACCAGGCTCTTAAATGATAAGATGCTACCATTTATTGAAAAATCTTCTATCAAAGTAGGCGTTAAAAATCAAGACTTGCTGGAAAAGGTTGCTAGGGTATCTGCAAACGGAGACACCCTTATGTCAGAGGCAGTTATGAAAGCCTTTGAAATCACTGGTTTTTCTGGATCATCACACGTTACAATTCAAGAGCTATCGGGTATGTCTGATAAATATGAAACCTCTCTGGTCGAAGGGTTTCCAGTAAACCGTGGTTATGAGGAGTCTTGTGGTAAATTCCACGCCTCCTTCATAAACGATCAGGGCTATCAACGTTGTTCTCTAGAAAAACCCCACTATGTGTTGTTTGATGGGCGATTGTCAGATCCTAGTCAAATTGTAGATGCTCTTAGGTTTGTTGGTTATAAGTTCAATGACAAACAACTTGAAAACGGAAACGTTGTTATTTTCGCCCATGCCTTTACAGAAAATGTTCTTAACTTTCTAACCTTTAACTTCTCTAATGCCGAATCTGCAGTTAAAGCAGTTCCAGTTCGTGTTCCAATCAACGCCTTGATTAACTCAGAGTTAAATTTTCTAATGGATGTTTCGGCGTTTACGGGTGCTAAGATTTTCGATATGCAAAATCCTCTTTCGGAACTTAAAATAGAAGACCTAGGCTCTGGCGCTGAAAAGATTGACATCTATCGCTTCAGGACTACAATTGTAGGTAATCCAGACTCAACTAATGTAGAGGTTAGGGCTGATGAACTTAAGGCTAGAATTGAACAGTCTGAAAGTAAGCTAGAAAAATCTCTACTAGAAGAGAGTCTTGGTATTCTAACCTCTGGAATTGCACAGCTTAAGGTTTATGGATCTAGTGATGGAGAGCTTAAAGAGAAGGCTGACAGGGCTGAAGATGCTGTTTGCGCCGTTAGGGCTACTATTAAAAGCGGGTGTTTACCGGGTGGAGGTAGGGTTTTAATCAATCTTGCTCTAGAACTTCAGAAAGAAGATAGCTCTATCATTAAAGAAGTAATAGTACCAAGCCTGTTTTCTCCCATCTATAGGCTTTTGGATAACTCAGGCCACAATGGAGATGAGATTAAGAAAGTACTGCAGACATTGATTGACGACCCTAAATTGGTTTATGACATTGAAAATAACCAATATGATAAAATCAAGGAAACAGATGTTTTTGATGCTACAGAAGCAGTAAAGCAGGCACTAATCAACGCCGTTAGTATTTCGTCTGTAATGGGTACTTTGGGTGGTATCGTAGCCTATCCCAGGGATAACCAACTAGAGAGGCAGGATACCTATGATAATAATGATTTCAACAGAAGTATTGAAAGTGTAGGTAAAAAGTAATCATGTCTAAGTTCTTGAGATAAATACGTGGATTATAGAAGATGACCGAAGAAGAGCAAATTGAAAAAATAAAAACGGAAAACATATTTAAAAAACTAAATTCTGTAGAAGAAATGCAGGATTGGCTTGATGTGTATTTTGATATCCGTTTTCCAGCCGGTGTAGTCTGCCCAGAGTCTACGCACGGCCCCTGTGACGCTATATATGAAATTTACCGACTAATGTTGACTGGAGAAAGCGTAGATTGTCCTGAAATAGTCATGCTATCTAGCCGTGACTCTGGTAAGTCACTAGCAGCAGCGGCGGCGGCGGTTATATGTTTAATTCACCTTAGATTAAGTGCCTGTATTCTATCAGCAATTAGCTCACAATCAGCTAAATCAGTAAGTTACTTGTCTAACTTTTTTCGTAAAATCACACCATATCTAAAGGCTCATGGATGGAAACAAAGCACAGAGAACACTAGACACATCTCATGGCTTACAGATGAGGGTGAGGAGATTTACATTAAGGTTGTAATCGCTACCGTCGCTGGAGCTAACTCTGAGCACACACCGATGTTGTTTTGTGATGAAATTGATGTTATTGCAAACCCAAAAGCACTAGAGGAAGCTAAAATGATTCCCTCTAGCTATAAGAGGTATCAGCCACTTACAGTTTATTTAAGTACCAGGAAATTCTCAGGTGGCCTTATGGAGAAAACCCTAAAGGCAGTGGAAAAATCTGGAGGAAAGGTTTTACGTTGGAATATTATTGATATAACCCAAAAAATCCCCAACGAAGAGGCTTTAATTAGTGAGCCTAAGGTTTTGCGCTATATCACCACTCAACTACCAATGTCGAATCTATCTCCAGAAGAGTTTGAAACACTAACGGATAAAGAAAAAAACAGATACGAGCAGTTTAACGCATATGCTGGTATCGCCGAACACCCACTACTACCTGTTATGAAAAATATGCTTGTAGATAGGCCAGAAGATGATGTTGGTGGTCTTTATAAAACCGTAAAGCAAGTACGTAACTTATTTAGAAAGATTGACACACCAACTGCTACAGCACAGTTACTATGTGAAAAACCATCAACCTCGGGGTTGGTTTATCCTCGTTTTGAAGTAAGCCTAAATACGCTTACACCAGAGCAGGCGATTGAAAAAATCACAGGTGATAGGCCAATCAGCGTCTCCTTTGAATACCTAAAAGACTACCTTAACACTCTAGGCGTCAGCATTATTGGTGGAGCAGATTGGGGTTTTACCGACTTCACATCTTTGTTGGCTATAGCTATTATGCCCAATGGAGAGTTTTGGGTGCTTGATTGTTTTCTGGAAAATGAACTTGAAACAAGTGATGTTATCAAAGTTTGTAATGATTTTCAACAAAAATGGAATATGTCTAAGTGGTATGTAGATCAAAACAGACCTGACTTGGTAAAGAGTTTAAAAAAAGGTGGACTGCAAGTTCCTGATTTCGTTAAAGATGTAAAAGAAGGGATTGCCTCTGTTCAATCTGCAATAATAGACTCATCTAGTAAGCGCCGCCTATTCATTGTAAAAAGGCCAGAAACTCAGAAATTTATTGATGCATTTGGAGTATATAGGTGGAAGCTTGATGCCAAGGGAGATCCAACGGAAGTCCCTTATCACGATAAAGACGGGACTGCAATAAGCGACCAAATGGACTCTCTAAGATACCCTATTAGTCAAATTTTTGGTTCTAATAAAAAAATCATGCTATCTACTGCGGGTCAGATCGACACTAGCCGTAAACCCCTTATCGTAAAAGAGCTTGCTCCTCAAGAAACAGTTCTTGCTGCTACCAAACAAGCCATGGAAAGGATTATCACCAATCTTGCGTCTGACGACAAGGGTAAGCCAAAAACAGATGCTATTATTCCAAAACGCCAGATTGTGTGGTAAAAAAGCTGTTTTTACAACAAACGGTTATAAAATACCATACTTGCTGCTTAAATGGGGAAAAACTGCAATCTTTTAATGGTATTATAGATAATCTTGGAGAAAATAATGAGCAAAATCAACCTACTCGTCCATATTTCAGGATATGATGACGTTAGTCCCACAAATAGCAGTACAAAGAATGTATCACGATGGACGCACGACGAGCAAGCTTTAGATGCTAGTGAAATTTACTCTAAGTTGCTGAAATTACAAGCGGGACAGACTCTAGAGCTTTTTAGTGGTGTTATTGCAATCTCCGACGACAATACAACTACTTACGATATATCGCTAAAACCCAATACCTCAAGCACCTATATTATCAAAAACAATTCCGGTACCGCTCCTGATTTTAGAAGTGCTAATTTCCCAGGCGCTGATGCCACTACAGAGATAACAGTAACCAAGAACGGGCCTATTTTGACCTTTACTAGCACTGCTGGAACAGCTCTAGACCTAATCAGCAACGGTATGCTAGTAGGAGACGATGTCAGGCTTGGTGAGGGGTTTAACACGGCTAATCAGGGTCGATTCACTGTTTTAGCCTTCAACGCTACTAGCTTTCAAGTTAAAAACTTAGCCGGTGCTGAAGAAGTTGTTGTTCTTGGTGCAGATTTTGCCACTGATTTGCAAAACTTTGGGTCTGCCGGTGTTCAGATTGGCGATAAGGTTAAAATTACAAGCGGTTTTAGTTCCGTTACTTTTAATACTTATGAAATTACCGATGTAAACCCAGAGTATTTGGAAGTGTATAGCATCAACTCCCTACCTGAAGAAACAAATATTCAAACACGTCTTTACATTTATAACAATTCAAAGAACTTCCTCTATATTGAATCGGATAAAAAACTAGAACTAGTCCTTAATGGAACTGCCGCTATTGAAATTAACCCAATGCGCGCCGGTATTAAGGCAAAAAAGGGTGTTTTCCTAAAAAGCGGCGAAACCTTTAGTGCCAGTATTACTAATAAATCTACAGACGTAGCATCTGTATTTTATACAAGCGCAGAGTAAAATATGACTGACGAAACTAAAACAGTAAGAAAACCAATCATATTTAATAGTGCTGATACTATGAATATGCCCATTGCTCAGTCTCCTGCTTTTTATAACGACCTTATAAAAAACGCAATGGGGTCTGCCAACAAAAGCCGTAAAGTTCCAAGGCTATCGGTTACAGAAAACCCTAGGCAAAACGATAGTTATGCTGGTGTTTATAAGATAAGGCGCAGGCTACTTCCTCCCTATGTTATCAAGCAAATCAGGGTTGGTAACCTGTTAATCGCAGGTATCATGCGCGCTCGCGGAAACGTAATGAGCATGTTTGGTAAAATCCAAGCGGATAGGTTTGATGTAGGTATTAGAACTGTTTTGAGGGAAGAGTTTAAAAAGATAGTTGAACCAGAACAGATGATTAAGATTCAAGAAAGAATTGATAGAGCTAATAAAATTCTCTTGAATTGCGGACTTACAGAAGGACTCGGAGAGAAAGAGAAGATGACTCTTTCTGAATTCTTCTATTCGCAAACTATAAACGGTCTTAGTTTTGGTCAGTTCTCTACAGAGATCATCTATTCAGATACAGAAAATAAAGTATTTAACAGGTTTCGCCCTGTAGATGCGGGAACAATCTATCACGCTGTAAAAAGCAGTGACGCTCATACCAGTATCAGAAGAGGCTCAATAGCACTGTTGCAAAACCTAACTGGTGTAAAGATTAATCCTGAAATGATTGAAAAAGACCAGTATGACTGGGTACAGGTTATTGAAGGAATTCCAACACAGGCATTTTCACCTGATGAGATGGTAGTTCACAATCTATACCCAAGCACAGATATTGAGCATAACGGCTACCCAGTCACTCCGCTAGACACTATTATCACAGCCGTTACTACTCACAGTTCTATTGAAGTTTACAATAAGCTTTACTTTCAGAACGGCAAGGCAGCCAAGGGTATGCTTGTTATTAAGTCTGACGATATCAATAAGGAAGATATTGAAGATATTAAGCAGAATTTTCAAGCAAGCATTAACAACGTAGACAATTCTTTCAGAACACCTATCTTTGGCGTAGGAAAAGAAGAGAACGTTGAATGGATACAAACTACTCCCAACAAGAAAGACGGAGAGTTTGAATATCTATTTGATCAAACTACAAGAAATATCCTTTCAGCATTCGGCATGTCTCCAGACGAGTTGCCTGGATTTGCACACTTATCCAAGGGTACAAACAATCAGTCAATGTCTGAGAGTAACAATGAATGGAAACTAACCGCCGCCCGTGATATTTCCCTAAAACCCCTTATTAATCATTGGCAAACATTCCTTAACTACAAAATCCTTCCACTCATCGACCCAGAATTGGCAGAAATTTGCGAAATTACGCTGTCTGGATTAGATGCCGAAAGCAGAGAAAAGGAATCACAACGAATTACTTCAGAAATGAGCATACACATGAGCTATGCAGATGTTCTTAGTGAAGTTCAAAAAGATCCGATTTCTCCAGGTCTGTCTCCTAAAATCCCACTTAACCCCGGATATAGACAAACGTTAGACGCTTACAACAATGTTTCTGATATTATTCATACTTTCAATGAATCTCCAGCCGCCGGTGTTGATCCTACCCTAAGATATAGGCGTGATCAGTTCTGGAGTACAAACATGCAAGCTCTGACTCAGTATAATCCAGCGGCTGTCGCAGCTTACTATGCTACTCGTCCAGACGCTATGGAGATTTTGGATATGTTAATAAAAGATATGATGGACGATACAGAAAATTAATAAATAGGAGCTAATATGTCAGCGGATTGGAAAAAAAAGTACATGGACATTCGTGGTCAATTTCTTGAAGTAAAAGACGTTGCATTCCGTTTGGGCTATGAGCAGGGAATGAAAGACTCTCAAATGCAGCAAATGCAGCAGCAAATGCAGCAGCAAGCCGCACAGGAAGCTGCCATGATGGGACAGCAGGTTGACGAAAACGGTCAACCTATTGATCCTAGTCAAGATCCAAATGCTCAAGATCCAAATGCTCAGGGCGCTCCTATGGAAGAAGGGCAGGAAATGTCCGGCGAAGAAATGCCTACGGAAGAAGGTCAGAGCGAACTTGATCAGCATATTAATGAACTAGCCAGCTTAGTTCAAAAAGGCGAAAAGCCTTCGGTTATTGATATGCGTAAAGCAGTAGAGGCAATTGCTATTTTGCGCAAAACTCAAAAAGAAAGAGCGTTTAAAGACAATTCCACAAAGGTTATCTCTGCTCAGAAAACATTAGTAAATAGTATTCTTGATAAATGGGCTAAAGAGTCCTCAAGTGCTGGCTCCGGTATTGACAAGTTGATTGAAGATTCTGGTCTTAATATTGAAATCAAATAATGAGAAACATCTCCTTCGACCTTATTCAAAAAATAGCTCAGCTAGTGGGCGCTAAATTTGATAGCGTTACTATGGATTTTCTAGGGATTATCCCTAAAATATCTAAAGACAAAAAACTAACTATTTCAAGCAACAAAAACAGCTTAACCTCTCTTTTTTTTCAAGCCTTGGGTGATCGCAAGGCTGACAGAGACGAAGAAGAAGTTCTTAAAGGGCTTTTGAATGTAGCCAATAGTTACATGGAAGCTATTAAAACTAAAACCGTAGCTAGAGTTGTAAACGAAGTAACTGCTCACTCTCAGGAGCTAGTGATGGGGAACAAGTCACTAAAAGCTAGTGATATTAAGGAAATCGTACAAAAGGAGTTGGATTTATCCAACAATCACGTAAGATTGATAGCAAATGCAGAGTCACAACGCTCTGGAAACACAGGTACCGCCCTTAATATCTCTAAAATTGGAAAAGTGGCAGGAAACAATGACCCAACGGTGTTTTTCATTGTTGTACACGACGAGGTTACAGGACCTTATGAATACATCCTGCATACGCTGCCGGACAGGATAACACCTAGGTACTGGAAACTATCCGAAATTACGTCTTCCTATTACACTCCAGGTGGACAGTTTCCAAGTCTATGTGGACTCCATATTAATTGCCGCTGTCGTATCACGTACTTAGCTAAGGGTTTCGGACATGTTGATGGTAAGATAAGCTATATTTCTCCAGACTACGACGGGTTTGAAGAACAGCGTGGAAAATACGGACTTCCCAATGTCCCAGCTAAAATAAGCCGCAGCAAGAAAAACAAAAAAAATGTATGAATACAACTACTTACGCTAAGTAGTAGTTACAAATACAGATACCACTATCTGTAAAATCGTGCTATTATAATAACATGAAAGGTAACTATGACTTCCAGATTAAAGCCGCAAAAGCCACTCTTAGCATGGCGCTTTCAAATAAGTACGAAGCCGCTGTTCTTGGAGCGTGCCCGGGTAGTGGTAAAAGTACTATCCTGATCCTGATCCTGAATGATTTTTTTAAGCTTTTCCCAAATGCTAAGTGTAAAGTTCTAGCTCACAATCAAACCTGTCTTAAGTCTCAGTTGATTGAAAACTTCACCAACGCTCATGTTAAGCCAAACTTCACATTCGGTTTATTCGCATCTAACTCACAGGTTGAAGTTGGCATTCCAGTCAATGCTAGCAAAATTGATTCCATCGATCTTCTGGTAATAGATGAGGCTCACCAGTATTACTCTGCACCTATGGTTAACTCAATCATCTCTAAACATAAGCCTAAGCATCAAATACTCATGACAGGCAGCCCTTCTTGTTTCATTAATTATAACAACGAAGTGGATAGCTCCTACGAAAACACCAAGAAATTCGGGATTTACTTCATTGCGGCTTCTGATCTAGTGGATAACGATGTGTTCAGTGCTGTAGACCTAGATGTTGTTAAGGCTGAAGACAGTGATGTTGGAGCGGTATATGCTCACGCTAAAAAACAAGGGTATGACATGCGTAAGGTGATGTGGGCATGTAAAACGATTGCTCAAGCCCGTAAAATCAACAATAAGCTGCTAGAGCTGGGTAATCATACCTTTCTTAGCACTAGTCACAACGATGCCTCTAATGAGCAAATAGAGGCCTTTAAGAAGGCTAGTGCTGGTGTGTTGATTGTAGTCGGTAAGGGAGTGTTGGGATTTTCAGATGAAAGTATCACTTGTCTGGTAGATATGAAGAAAAGCAATGACTTAGACAATCGCAATCAGCTTTTTGCTCGTGTCCTTAGAAAACACCCCTTGGGTATTAAAAAAGCCTACCTATCAGTCACAGGTGTTGAAAACTACAACAATGAAGTGATTATGCTTCAAAATCTTGTTGACTTGATGGATAGGGAAGTATACGTTGGATATAGTGGGAAATGATTAGGATATCAATTAGTGCGATTGTAAGCGACTCTAGGGCTTAAAAAACCTCTTACTTATCACTGGTTTTGTATCAACATGGACCCAGCTTCCGTCTATGTCTTCCATACGAATATCTAGACTTTCTAAAATAGGCTCTAAAGCTGCTCTGACTTTAGCACAGCCGTCTTTACCTTCGTAACCCTTTACGTGGAAATCAATCGCCATTCCGAATATATGGCCTGACTTAGTACTAGTACTTCCTACCTCTAGGTTGTAGTTTTTACCGTGATACCGTGATCCAGGGCAGTTTGCAGATGTAGGTCTTATCCAGCAATGCACCGATATGCTTGCATTAAATTTCTCTCTAATGATGTCCATTATTTGGGCTAGCTTTACAATTTCTTCTTTTTCCTGTTCAGATGGAACATGGTAAACGCCCCAACTAGGAAGAAGAAGAACTTCCTTGACTTTAAAGTATTTAGAGATTTTTTGTTCTGAATTAGTCCAGTCAATCATGATTACTCCAAGGAAGTCTACAGGTCTAAACCCTTAGCCAACTCTCTAATAGGCGATGTTTCTTCTTGCCAGAAATAAATAGAGCATACTTGATTTAGCCAGTCTTTTCCGTATTTCTTACGCAACACCCAATAGCATATTTTCTTATTAAGCCACATGAGACTAGACCAATTGCTACCAGATTCAAGACGCATAAACATTAGGAGTTTCCCAGAGGTTTTCTCTTTTGGGCTAAAACAAGAGATGATGTTAGCAAAAAAGAAAACAGGAAAGAAAACCCAAGCCCACCAATACCCACCATTTGTTAACCAAAAAAACCAATCCCTAGGATGCCACTGAAAAGATGTGCTAGTTTGACCGCTCTTTTGCTTGTAAATCCACCTAGGACTATCTGGGTAGCCGTTGTCGTATTTCATTAGTTTTTTATAACCATAGCTGGCTAGTTCTTTGTGGAATGACATTTTGTCACTAAAAAGACGCGAAAATGCAGAGATAGCAGATAAATTGTCGTGAGAAATTTTATTAACATTGGATTTTTCGATATCTAGTGAATCTCCAGCTACCCTATCATACAGACCCTTAATTCTACCGTATGGGCTGTAAGTTGTCAAATTTTCTACGGTTTCTTTGAAATTTTCAATATCTGCGTCCACTAGAGACTTGTTTGCATTTTTAAGTATATAAAATAAAATTAAAAAGTATATTCCATTCTCATTATCTGGCTCAGTAGCGTTAGGGTAAAGAGAAAGTCCGTAGTTGGTGTGTATGTAGTTATTTTCATTCATACAACAAAGATTGCCCTAATGGCGTGGTATTATAGTGGATGGAGATAATCATTAAAAACCCTAGTGTAGCTCATGTTTCAGGTACAACTGAAGAGCTATCTAGACTTGAGAGTCAGTTTAGATATAAGGACGGAGTAGTTGAGAACAACATGACTCGTCTTAGGAACAACCAATGGTTTCGTAGAAATAATCCTAGCGGCTATGAAGCTGCATATGAAGATCTTAAAGATAAATTGTGGACTAATGTGGTTAGGTTTGAAGATGGTCAGTGGATAATCAGACCCGGATCAATTCCCTTTATCGTTGGCCTCCAATACACTGTTAAGACCGAGGTGATTTATCCCAAGGCCAGCCCGATCAAGTGGGCTAAACCGTTGGAATTCCAGCCGTACTACTACCAGGCAGCAAGTGTAGACGGCTTGATCGAAGAACGCCATGGTCATATAGATTTATCTACAGGATTGGGTAAATCGAATGTTTTGCTAATGGTAACCCAGCGCCTTGGGCTAAAAACTGTAATAGTAACTCCAAGTCAAAGTATTTTTTGTGAACTGTTAGACCTTTTTGAAACTTACTTAGGAAAAAACAAAGTGGGCGGCTTTGGAGACGGCAAAAAAGATATAACAAAACAAGTCACCGTAGCCATCTCTAAAAGCATTGCAATGATTAAGAAGGATACACCCGCATACAAATTCTTTAAGGAAAAAGAAGTTATAGCGGTTGACGAAGCACATTCCTTTAGTTCAGACACTCTAAGCGATGCTTGTCACGGCGTTCTATACAATGTACCTTACCGTTTCTTTGTTTCCGGTACTCAGATACGCTCTACTGGTCAAAAACTTCACGATTCAATAATTGGAAAGTGTGTTTACAAGATGACCATTAAACAAGGGATAGAGGGAAAGTTCCTGTGCCCTCTTAAATTCAAAATAATCAACACTTTCTCTCCCTCTGCTCGTAAGATTAAAGACCCAATGGAGGTAAAGCGAGTACATTTTTTAAGAAACAAAGAAATTGCAAAAATAGCCGCTAAGATTGCCAACGCTTCATGGAGCATGAAACAAGAGAGCACACTAATCCTAGTAGAAGAGCTTTCTCAAATTAAGATGCTTAAAGATTTGCTGACAGTCCCTTTCACCTATGTACACTCTGGCTCCAAAAAAGACGCTGCTGAAGAGGGTTTGGAGAAGGTTAACGCACAGGATGAAATCGAACGTTTCAATAGTGGCCAAGTGCGCGTTCTTATCGGAACTAGAAGCGTATCAACCGGCGTAAATTTTTATCCCACCCACAATACAATCAATTGGGCTGGTGGTAGTTCTGAGATAGTAACAAAGCAAGGTACCATGGGCCGAAGCACTCGTAAGCTTGAAATATCAAAATACAGACAGTTTCATAAACCAAAGCCTCATAGTCTTATCTATGATTTTGACGTAAAGGGACATCACATTCTAGAAAACCATTTAAAAAAGCGTATTGAGTATTATGAAGAAACGGGCGAAACGGTCAAAATAGTTGGATAACACTGTGGTAATATAGTATATGGCGAAGAAATTTTTTGTTGATCGAGGATTCCAAAAACTAGCTCAGGGCATTAGACTTGTCCTTGATGCTAATGAGGGATTGATAGGAGATCAGCAAAAACAGGTTGAAAGTTTAGTTAAATGCGAACGTAGGTTTCGCAATGAAATCTGCAAGTATGCGAAATCTGAAGAAGTCTACCTTAAGTTTATTGATTACGTAAACAATGATCTAGGAAACATACTAAGTGCTCAAACATATTTTAGAGAAATGTCTTCATCTCTAAAGGGACTTTCTGTAGCCATTAGAACTAAAAACGTAAAATCTCTGATGTCCCTAAATATAAACTATCAGTTTGCAAATTTCATAGTAAATAATTACGATCAAGCTCTCCCGGGAAAATCAAAACAGTATTTTGATGAATTAGTTGAAACAAGAAGAATTCTTATTGAAAACAACCTACCGCAGGTTGTAAATCAGGCTAAGATATTCTACAACAAAACTCCAAAATCACACCACACCCTGCTTGATTTTATTGGAATATGCACCTATGGTCTTATTTCCGGCGTTGACAAGTACACCGGGGATTACAGCACAGTTTGGCGTTCCGTAGGTATTGGCAGAATGGTTGGGTTTTTGATTGAAGAGTATTCAAAAACTTTTATACGCCTATACCCTAGTGATCGTAAAATCCTATATCGTTCAAATGCATTGCGAGGTAGGATGGGGATTGACGATATTAAAGTACTTGCTGAAGTAGTAAACGAAAGCTTTCAAAAAGACATAGAGGCAGGAAGATCTTCTCCTAAGCTGCCAATTTCAATGGAGCATATTGAATCTCTTTTAAATAGTTCTGGGTATACAAACGCCAATGCTAATTTAGACAAAGAAGACGCAAAATATGGAGGAATCTACGACGCTACAGAGTGTCCAGATATGAATATTGAAGAAAATTTAGAAAAACACGATACCATGAACCACGTCTATAATGCTGCACAAAGTTTAAATTTGATCGAGAAAAAAATTATTAAATTAAAGGGAGTCGATGTATGATCGTTAGTTACGGGAAAAACATCATTTGTAAGCCCTATCAGGGTAAGAAAGAGCTTAAGTCAGAAATTCGCGGCGGTGTTGCTATGATTACTCAGAAATCACAAATCGTGGGACTTAAGGTGCTTAAAGACGCTAAGATTGATGGTGGGGTTGTAATCAAGGCTGGTGATACCGTTTATTTGAAAGAAGATGTCGTTTACTCCAATAAAACCTATCACGAAAACATGTCCTTCACTACTGAAAACATTGAAGGGTCATACGTAGTGGTAGACTACAATTCCGTTTTGTTTGTAGAACATGAAGCTAAGTAAACTCAATATTTTCATGGAAATTGCCCATGTGATTAAAAAACTGTCTCCAGATACTGAGACAAAAGTGGGAGCAATATTACTAAGTTCAGACGGCAATTTAATAGCAGGTAGTTTTAATGGTTTTTGCCAAGGCGCTCCAGATGAAGACCTGCCTTGTACCAGGCCTTTAAAGTATGAATTGATTCAACATGCAGAGCGCAACATGCTTTACAACTGTAACGCAGAGTCTATTGGGACTAAGGGGTCTACCGTAATATGTACTCTATCTCCCTGTTTAGAGTGTCTCAGGGCTTGTTTTAGATCAAAGGTAAAGACTATTTATTTTGATAAGCTATATACCGCATTTGGTAGTGTCGAATTCTATTCAAAATTACCAGATATAAGTGTGGTAATATCAAAAGAGGGAGAATATACTAGATTAGATATGAGCCGCAAAGATGGAAGAGGGGTTTAAATAGTGAAAATCATTAGAGTTGGCGATCCGCATACTAAAGTTTCTAACCTGAAAGATAGTCAGAAATTGATGGACTACGTCTATGCTCTAGCTAAGGAACACAAAGTAGACCGCATTGAATTCATGGGTGATCAATTTGACACTCATGCGGTTATTCGCATTGAGGTTCAAGACTTCTGGTCTGAAAATATAAAAAAATTCAGTGAACTTTGCAGGGTGTTGTTTTTGTTGGGAAATCACGACATGCAAGGATCAAAAGAAAAATCAAACATGAATGCAATGGGGCCATTTTCAGAGTGGACAGGTTTGACTAATCGTATCTGGGTTGCAGATAAAGACATGATACTAGATGGAATCGGCTATATCTCCTACAAACACACGGAGGAAGATTTTATAGATTCAGCAAAAAAACTATACGAAAGTGGTTGTACCGAGCTGATCATAGCCCATCAGCCTTTCACAGGTGCTCAGTATGAAAATGGATTTTACGATCCATACGGCATCGATCCAGATAAAATTCCACAAAAATCTATCATTTCAGGACATATTCATAAAAAACAACAGGTTGGTAAGTGTTTTTATGTAGGTACAGCTAAATGGGATACTATTTCAGACGCAAATGAAGAGAAAGGGGTACATATATTCAAACACAATGAAGACGGCTCCGTCTCTAGTGTAGAATTCTTCTCTACTAAAGAAATTGTATCTCCTATTTATAAATTTACAGTCAATGAGGGTGACGAAGAGCCCACCCTAGTTCCAGAGGCTAGAAACTATCTTGAATTGTGCGGACAAGCGGCTTGGATAACTAAATTAAAAAAGAAATACAAGGGGTTAGCTCAGATTAAAGCAAGACCTACTGACAGGAGATCTGCAAAAACAGATAAGAGCAATTTACAATCGGTTCACGATTTTCTAAACAACTGTTTTAATCCCACCAATAACGTGAGCAAGGCAGATATAGAAACATACCTCAGGACACTAAATGAAAGCTAAAAACAGCATCGTAGATGACCACAGGAATATGCTATCCCTGTCTAAGAACTTGTCTGATTTTCAAAAAGAAAACCTCAAGACATGGCCCTTTATCTTCTTCTCCAATGTTGATGAGGCTAAGGTTGAGTGGAATTTTATTGACAATAGCCATAATTTCTTTGCAGGAAGTGTTACGTTTGATATCAAACTAAAAGAAGAAGTTTCAGGGGAAGAATTCCAGTTAGGAGTAGACCGACTGGCAATCTCTACTAAGATGCTGTTTTGGTCAGAAACAGAAGTGTTCGTAAACAAAGATGGTAAAGAGTGGAAAAAGGTATAACACCAGTACAAGTTGTTGAGAAAGACTTTAGCCAAGAAGATTTGGGTTTGTTGGCTAATTTCAGAAGGGAGGGGTGCCCTGGCCTTGCTAAAATAGTGGGAGAGGGTGAGGAGATTTTTCTAACCTGTTTTGACCTATATATGTCCGGCAAAACATATTCAGAGATATCAAAAATAGTCAGCGTAAGGAAAGAAATAGTACTTTTTGTAAGTGAGAAACACAACTGGTTTGAAAAACGCATCAGTTATTACAGCGAGTTAGCATCACACTCTCTTCAAAAATATCAGAAATCAAAACTAGAAACTGTAGATACTATGATGTTGCTGTTGTCAGCTATGAACGACTTTTTTAAAAAAGAAGGCTACAGGTACCACAAAACTAAAGACGCTAGTATTATCAAGAACTTTGATCAAAAGATGTTTGGACAATACCTTAAATCTATAGAAATTGTAGACGGACTAATGCAAGATACTATTTCAGGTAAGCCGGGGTCTATAAACCAACCACTGGTGAATATCAATATGAATTCAGGCACTATGAAGCATGTTGACGGCAACACTATAGAATTAAACGTAGAGCCTACAGAGATAGGTGATATTCTAGCCACACTGTCTAAAATTAAGAAGATAAAGGCTAAAGTAGACACTTGACTAATAACCATACTGGTGTATAATGGTTACATGATGGTTATTATCTTTATACTGTTTTCAACTACTTGTAACGCTGACGAAAAAAGGGAAGCATTTTCGGGCATTTACAGGGCTATTCTTGGCTATAGTGAAGTTAAAGAGTACAGGAAAACGGCAGAAAGGAAAGCCTTAAAAGCCATTAATGTAGATAAGTCAACTATGGGGGCGGTAGGGGCCGTTGCCGCCATTGCTTACAGCAAAAATATTGATTCCAATAAGTTTGCTAAAATTAGATTCAAGTCACTTGGGGCAAGAATACAACCTAACGTCAGCTATAATTTTGAAAACAGACAAAGTTCTGCAAACATCAATATCGGTTGGGAGTTTTAATGAAAAAGATTATCTTGTTGCTTTTTATGATTATTCTAACAGAAAAAGTATTTGCCGTATTGCCTAAGAAAGACATAAAATGTGCATATAATGTAGATAAGATCGAAAGATTTAACGTCAGCATTTTTTATAAAAATTTAGTTTCTTCCAAGGCAAGCTCTAATCTCAACTATGATTTCTTTATAAAAGACCTAAACAACTTCAACCTGGTTGATGATTACGTTATTATTCGAGATAAAGATGGAAATAAGGTTATTTACTCAATGATATGCAAAAATACCGTGGTATTATAATTAAAATAGATCTATTTCGGGTCTATATAAGGGAGATTCATGAAAACGTTCATTCTGCTGGCTCTGCTATCTGCTTTGATGCTAGCAAACCTCGTTAGTGCTAAGGAAGAAACCAAGCCACGTCAGATTGTACTCTCTGAAGAGAACACTCTAGTTCTGGATCAGGAATTCGACGGAGCTAGTGTTTCAGCCCTAATTGAAAGTGCTCGTCAACTCGACTCTAAACTAGAGAGCAAACAGCCTCTATATTTGTTCCTATACACTCCTGGTGGAAGTATCCAAGACGGACTAGAGCTTTACGAAGCCCTAAAAGGCCTTAATCGCCCAGTACACACGATTACATTGTTCGCTGCTAGTATGGGTTTCCAAACCGTACAACAGCTAGGTGAGCGATATATCCTAGAGAATGGGGTACTTATGTCACACAAGGCTCGTGGAGGATTTACTGGTGAGTTTTCAGACGGCCAAAGTCAGTTGGATGCCCGTTACTCTTTGTGGCTATCCATTATTAAAGAGATGGATGATCAGACCGTTAAACGTACTGGTGGTAAACAGACACTTAAAACATATCGCGCTCATTATGAAAACGAAATGTGGCTTTTGGGCAAACAGGCTGTGGCTCAGGGTTATGCTGACGCAGTTGTAACCGTAAAATGTGATGCTACTTTGCAAGGAAAAAGGGGCATTACCGTTAAGTTTTTCGGTATGTCTTTTGATATCCTTCTCTCTAAATGCCCCACTAATACAAATGTACTAGGTGTTCAGGCAAATGTATCAACCACCAGAGGAGAAGTCTCGTTGGTAAAGTTCCTTTCCAGTGGCGGACAGTTCGGACAAAAGTGTTACGATAATCACTTGGAGAAGACTGGCGACTCGTCATATTATGGATATGGTCAAACTACCAGCACTACTGGTGGTAATCAATCACCCATCAATGCTTCTGAGGGTGACAATAGCGTAAACTGTATGCTAGATACAGAGGTTACCCTTTCTAAAATCAAAGAACAGACTCAAAAACTTAAAGAAGATCGCAGTAAAAATATTTCCGACAGGATTGTTAAGTCATACTGATAAATCAATAAAAAGAATTATCTTTTTAAGCCCGACTTTCTGTCGGGCTTTTTATTTTTGTGGTATAATAATCTAGAGGTGATATATGATGATTAAATACTCTTGTAACAATAGCGACTGTGATAACTGTATAGAAAAATACTTCAAAACCTCTAAGGATATCGTTCCTTATATTGACTGCGGCCAGTGCTCAATCGGCAAACTAGAGCGACAGCTAGGCGCTCCTAGTACCAAATCTACTCAGATTATAGATAACGGCCTTATGTCTAGGAAAGTTGAAATATCAAGCCACGTTCTGGAGAAAGAGCGGAATAAAGGGAATCGCTAAATGCTAAGGTTTAAAAATATTACGTTCTGTAATATAGGCAGGTTTGTTACCGAACAAACTATTGATTTTACCGGATTTGGAAATCTAATTCAGATAAAAGGCGTCAACAACAATACCGGCGGCTCTTCTGGAGCATCTAAATCAACTATTTTTAACGCTATTGATTATCTATTGGGCATTAATGATACTCCAACTACCGCCCTGCAGTCAAGACTTACTAAGAACAGCATATATGTTGAAGGTGAGTTTGACGTAGATGGGACTGTTTTGGTGCTAAAACGCTCTAAAAAAGACGGTTTCTATCTAAAACACGGCGATGAAGAGATTTCTGGCAACATTAAACTAGCTGAAGAAAGGCTAGAGCAGATTATCGGCATTCCCACCAAACTATTTAAAAAGACCATCCACAAAAAGCAGAAAGATCCTGGGTTTTTCCTAAACCTGACGGCTAAAGAAAGCTATGAGTTTCTAATGAAAGCTCTCAATCTAGAATCGCTAATCAGTGACGTTTCTAAAATTGACGACAACTTAAAACTTTTGAATTCAAGGGTTTCCGCAGCAGCCCCGCTTGTTGTTTC